CGTCGAATACCAGCTCTATTTCGCCGCCTCCAACAACTTCTACCCGCCCTCTGTCGAACCCTCATGGGTCGTCGCAAACGACTACGTCAACATTACAAATGGAAGCGCTTATTACGGCGACGACAGCAAGCTTATTTTTTCAGGAACAATCGGTTTAACCGTGCCTGTGGAAGCTGGTTGGACAATCAATGATTATCTGACCATTGCGGATGCCACTCGGTGGATTGATAACGTGAAAGCCATTCGTTCCAAATGCAGCGGCAAAAGTTCTACCCCGGGAGTTCCCGAGGCGCTGAGTTATCATTTTGCGGTTATCAACCAAATAGAAAAAGTTTTGTCTGACATTGAAGCGATGGCAAAGGACCATTTACTTTATTGTTCAGATACAATATGCGGAGGTGAGCCCTATTATGCACTTTGTTGACCGAAAAGCAAAATACCCGGGCCGTTGGACTATGATGAAATCTGATGGCACATCAGAAATCATCACCTTGATTCGTAATGATGAACCTGTTGTCGATGGCACTCCAATGAACGCCGACACCCTCAACACTCTGAGTGATGTTGCAGGGGCTGACATTGCAAAGGAAAAGGCAGAAGCCGCCGCAACCGTTGCGTCAACCGCAAAAGGCGCTGCTGAATTAGCCGCAAACTCTGCAACCGCAAGCAGAGACGCTGCGGCCTCATCCGCAGAAGAAGCGAAAAAAAGCGCCGACAAGGCGGCTGCTGTAGTGAGTACCGACCCCACCTTGACCGTCAAGGGCGCTCCCGCAGACGCCAAAGCCGTGGGCGACCGCATCAACGCCATCAAAATCGAGACCGACAAGACCCTCACCCTCTCCGGTGCTGCGGCGGACGCGGCGGCGGTGGGCGGCATCGTGCTGCCCCGGGTGGTGGTGCAGACCGAAGCGGGCAGCTCCATCGTCCTCTCGGACGGAGAGAAAGACGTGAGCGGCGTGGCGGAAGGCGGCAGCTTTTCTGCGGCCCTGCCCCACGACGGGGAGTGGACCGTCACCGCCACGCTCGGCACCGGCGCGGCCACGGAGACGGTGCAGGCGGAGTATTGCCGCACCAAGACCCTGACCCTGACCTACTACACCCTGACCGTGACGGTCAAGGCGGGCAGCACCGTCACTGCCCAGTGCGGGGACAAGACCGTCACCGGCACCGTGCCGGAGAGCGGGAGCATCAAGCTCTATCTGCCCATCGCTGGCATGTGGACCGTGACGGCCACGCTGGGCGACGAGACCACCGAGGGCAGCGTGGAGGTGAGCGAATACAAGGACTATCCCCTTGAGCTTGCCTACGTCCACATCTACGGCGCGAGTTGGGACGGCACCAGCACCACCAAGTGGAGCCGCACCGACGAGGCGGCAGAGTTTACTGACCCTGTGCCGTATGTCGCTGGCGCAAGCAGCTATGGCAGCCCTTTTGACAGCTTGCAGCCCTGGGCGGGCATGACCGTTAGTGAGCGCACCGGCGGCACGATGGTAGCCATCCCCAAGTTTTGGTACAAGCTGACCCAAAACGGCAGGGGAATGACCATCCAGATCGCCGACCGCGCGGTGGAGGGCTACAGCGTCAGCCCCGCCCACATGGACAGAGGTGACGGCCACGGCGAGCGGGATGTGGTGTATATCGGCAGATACCACTGCAACGGCACCTATAAGAGCGGCACCGGCAGCCCCAGGGCGAACATGACCCGCTCTTCGGCCCGCTCCGGCATCCACAATCTCGGCTCGACCATCTGGCAGAGCGATTTTGCCATGCGGTTTACTGTCTGGCTGCTCTATATCGTCGAATTTTGCGACTGGAACAGTCAGGCGAAAATCGGCTATGGATGCAGTCCGAACAGCAACACCTTCGCAATGGGCTACACCGACTCGATGCCCTACCACACCGGCACCGATCAGAGCAGCCGGGCCACCTACGGCGGCACGCAGTACCGCAACATCGAGGGCCTGTGGGATAACGTGTTGGACTGGTGCGATGGCTGCTACAACAACGGCAACGGCCTGAACATCATCTTGAATCCCTCCGAGTTCAGCGACAGCGGCAATGGCACGGCGGTCGGCGTTCCGTCCAATGGCTGGCCGTCCGCATTCAATGTCAAGACAAACGGCGGCTTCCCGACGTTTATCCCCACATCCGCGTCCGGTAATGACGCAACGTACTCGTGCGATTACTGGTACTTCAGCTCGTCGTACCCGTGCCTCTGCGTCGGTGGTAACTATAGCCACTACTCCTACTATGGTTTGTTCTACGTCGACTACAACGCCGCGTCGGGCTATAACGGGTACATCGGCTGCCGCCTCCAGGAACTCCCCAACGGGGGAGTCTGAGGGGGCCGCAGCCCCCGCAGATAACCGCGCCGTAAGGCGCTGAACTTTATATGGGACTGTCTGTGCATTGCCGGTGTTTTTTTGTTCTCAGGCCTCGTGCGATAACTGGAACTTCAGCTCGTCGAACCCGTGCCTCTACGTCGGTGGTAACTATAGCCACAACTCCAACTATGGTTTGTTCTACGTCAACTACAACGCCGCGTCGAACTATAACGGGAACATCGGCTGCCGCTTCCTTTTTGATATTTCCAACCTCATATATTTTGGCACAGACAGCCGCACACCCCACGGTGAAGATAGGCATTTTGGGAGCGGGCTAGTACACCCCGCAAGGGGCGCTGGAACGTCCGTACAGCTAAAAGGAGGGTATCCCATGAAGAGAGCTGGAAAGCTCTTTGATACGTTAATCTCAGATGATAATCTGTTACGCGCCATCGACGAAGTGAACCGCACTCACCACTGGAAGAGAGGCTACAAGCCCAACACCTGTACGGCGTGGGTAGAAGAGACCAAGGCTCAGCGGGTGGAAGACCTGCGGCGAATACTCGTTGGCGGCTTTGAGCCGAAAAAGCCCCATGTCAGCCAGCGGTGGGACGCCAATGCCCGGAAATGGCGAACCATCAGCGAACCGGCCCAGTGGCCCGACCAGTATGTCCACCACGCCCTCATCCAGGTCTTGCAACCCAGGATGATGCAGGGAATGGATTTTTACTGCTGCGGCTCCATCCGGGAGCGCGGTCCGCACCGGGAAAAGAACGCCATCCAGCGATGGATGAAGTACGACCGCAAGGGGACAAAGTACGAGTTTTGCGGTGACATCCGCCACTTTTACGATAGTCTGACTCCGGAAGTCGTCATGGCCCGGATGCGGCAGCTCTACAAGGACTGCCGCGTCCTCGACCTCATCCGGCGCGTCATCCGGGACGGCGTAAAGCTGGGGACGTACACTTCCCAGTGGTTTGCCAACGCCGTCTTACAGCCCCTCGACCAGCTCATCCGGGAAAGCGGGCTGTGCAAGCATTACGCCCGGTATATGGACAACATCACAACCTTCGGGCCGAACAGGCGCAAGCTGCGCAAACTCCGCATCCTTGTGGAGAGCTGGCTGAACGCCCACGATCTGAAGCTCAAGGGAGACTGGCAGGTGTTCCCGGTGGCGAAGAGGCAGCCGAAGACGCCCCTCGCCCCGCCCCGGCGCGGCTTTGCCCGGGCGAAAGGGCGGCTGCCGGACGCTGTAGGCTACCGGTACGGGAGAGGGTACACCATCCCCCGCAAGCGGAATCTGCTGCACATCAAGCGGGCGCTGGCGCGGTATCGCAAGCGCAGGCGAAAGGGCAAGCCCATCGCACCAAGAGCGGCGGCAAGCCTGCTCTCCCGCCTCGGGCAGCTCCGGCACTGCAACAATTATCATCTCTATCAATGGCTGTTTCGGGGAGAGCGGGTCGTCCGCGACCTGAAGCACGTCGTCCGAGAGCATCGGAGAAAGGAGAACCTGACGTGGACTATGTTTTTGGCACAAAGGGCGGCGCAGAAGTCCTCAAGACCATCGGCGACGCTCACACCAGCCTGACCGGCTATCACCAGCTTGAGCGGGAGTATCCCGACCAGACCATCACCGACAGCTTCCGCGTTGTCCGCAAACTGCGTAGCGCGGAGGACGCGGAAGGGCGCTGCTATGACTGGTACGAAATCGACCGCCACTACCGGATGACCGACAAGACCGGCCCTCTGGCAGAGCAGGCGGCGAAGACCGCCGCCGAGCTGCAGGATGCGCTGTGCGAGCAGGATGCGGCGACCGATGAGCGCGTGAGCACTCTGGAGGATGCCGTCTGCGAGCTGGATGCAGCAGTCAACAAGTAAGGAGGTACAGTATGGAAAAGATCTGGGCAAACAGATTGGTGGCCGGCACCAAGACCTGGGCAGAGATGCCTGCAAGCCGCCGCGCCGGAGTCAAGCGGGAGCTGGCCAAGCGGGTGGCCGAGGGGGAGATCACCCAGGAACAATACAAGGAGATCACTGGGGAGGACTACAATGGGTAAGCTGCTGGAACTGCTGGAAAAGCTGGTGCGGGCCATCTTTGGCCCGGGGGACGAGCGGGACACTGGCGAACCTGAGCCTGCGCCCCAAGCCCCCAAGGCAGAGGCTGTCACCGGCTGGGAGGGCGGCCCGCCCTATCGCTTTGTGGATGTGAGCCGGTATCAGGGCCTTATCGACTGGGCGCAGGTGGCAGCGGCGGGCTACAAGGGAGCGATGCTCAAGACGGTATCCACCAACTACAAGCTCTCCAAGCGGTCGGACGGCCTGTACATCGACCCAACCTTTGAGACCAACTACCGCAACGCCCGGGCTGCCGGGCTGGACGTGGGCGTCTACTACTACACCTACGCCACCAGCGAGGCCATGGCCAATGCAGAGCTTGCCCTTCTGCGGCAGGCGCTGCGGGGCAAGGAGCTGACCCTGCCTGTGGCGGTGGACGTGGAGGACAACCGGCTGGGCAATCTGGACAAGCAGAGCCTGACTGACCTGACCGCCTACGCTCTGCACGAGGTAGAGCAGATGGGCTTTTATGCCCAGCTGTACACCTACACCAGCTTTGCAAAGGCGCATCTCTATGTGGGCGGCGCGGCCCTGCGCCCTTATGACGTCTGGCTGGCCGACTACACCGGCAAGGCACCCAAGGTCGATTTTGCCTACAACGCCCACCAGCACACCAGCAAGGGCAGCGTGCCTGGCATCTCCGGCAACGTAGACCTCAACGTCACCACCGTCAACTACCCCAAAATCATCCGCAAGAAGGGCCTGACCCGTCTTCGGGAGGGCAAATGACCGAAAAAGAAGCTTTGCTGTGGGTACTGGGCATCCTGGGAAGCCTGTGCGCTGCAGCCATCACCATCGATAAGGTGCTGGAAATCATCCACAAGTACATCAAAAAGGCGCAGGAGCCGGACAACGTGCAGAACAAGCGGCTGGATGAGATGGACAAGCGCATCGGCACCTTGGAGCAGGGCCAGCTTCAGCACACACAAGCCCTTGCCCGTGACCAGCGCCGCTTTGACGAAATCGACGAGGTGAGCCGTCTGACCCTCGACGGGGTGCGCAATCTGCTGGACGCGCAGCTGTCCGGCAACAATCGCGAGGGGATGCAGAAGAGCCGCGCCGACATCGACAACTATCTGTTAAAAGGAGTGACCAATCATGGTAGCACTGGCAACTAAGCTTTTTGACCTTATCCCTGCCCCGGTGGCGGCAGTGCTGATGCTAGGTGGCTTTATCTTTTACGCCCTTGGCTGCATCCGGCTGGGCTACGGTGCCGCCGTAAAGCCGCTGGTGCTGGACCTCATCGAGCGGGCCGAGCAGGAGATCCAGGGGACAAAGCGCGGCGCAGAGCGTAAGGCGTGGGTCGTCAAGATGCTCCGGGCCGCTCTGAGTACCAGCAAATACGGCAGGCTCATCAGCTGGGCCATCACCGATGAGACCATCGGCGCGGTCATCCAGTTTTTCTTTGACCGCATGAAAGCGGCGCTGGAAAAGGAGTAAGGAGGTTATTATGGCAAGCACTACATACGCACAACAATGGCTGAAACAGGCTGTTTTTGTAAATGAGTTTAACTTTTTCAGCCTCAAAAGTCGAACTCGTCACCAGTTTGCCGTGCTTGGCACTATGGTGCGCAACGCCGGACAGCTCCCGCAGCCCTTCTGGCTGCTCGGTGCTACCTGTGGCGGCGGCTCGTGTGGTGCTGCCCGCTGCGCTGCAAGGACTTGACCGACAGCAGATGACCGCCGCCATCAAAAACGCACCGCTTGGGAGGGTAGACCGTAAGATAGCCTTACTGCGGTACGTTGAGCGGCTCCCGCTGCCGGACATTGCAGCACAGACACATTACAGCCGGACGGCGGTAGGCTACCGGCTGAAAGGCATTGAAAAAATGTTAAATGTGTGATATAATATTTTTACGAGCTGAGTGTATGTAGGACGCATGTTTAAGGCTGATTCTACAAACGCAACAAAGCGGCAGGCTATTCCAGAGCTTGCCGCTTTTCTTTTTGCACGAATTGTGGTATAATATACTTAACAAATCCACCCGGCCTCTCGAAGAAGCGCATTAGGGTGGATATTTGCCAGCTAGCCCCGTGCTTTATCTGGGAATGAAAAAAGCGGTTGCCAGATAGGCGCCGACCAGTCTCCCGCTCGCCTACTTATAGTGCGTACCATGCGGGAGACGCAATTTTGCCACTTCGGTGGCGGGGCGATTACTCGCTCACTTATAATCCATCAGCTTTAGGCTGGTGGATTTTGTTTTATTCGCACTAGTTTTGTCAAAAGCATTGCCATATATTGGATGATGTGATATTTTAGCATTGCACTTCAATGTGTGCATCTTTACAGTTAAGCGCTCATGCGGATTTTTCCGCGTGGGCGCTTTTCTTTTTTTGTCCTTCGTTATACCTTCGTTGTCTTTCGCTTTTTGCTGATGCGGTACACTAAGAGCACAAGGAGGGATGTATTATGAGCTATTATCCGACACCCGGAGCACCTTACGTTCCGCAGCAGCCTGTCAATCCTTACGGCGGTATGGGCACGGTAGGACTTGCCACTTCCCTGCCAAACGCACAGATGCAACAGGCACAACCGCAGCGTCCGCAGCCGATGAATGGGCAACAGCCCGTTCAGCAGTCGGCACAAGACGGTGGTTGGCTGCTGGGCAGACCTGTTTCCAGCAGGGAGGAGTTTTTGGCGATACCGTCTGACCTGTACGGCAGACCGACCTATTGCCCTGACCTGCGCAGCGGTGTGATCTACTGCAAGCGGCTCAACCCGGACACCTGCGAATCCTATGTACAGGAGTTTTACAGCCCGGAAGCGTGGCGGCAGATACAGGCGCAACAGGCGCAGCAGACCGCTGCACCGACACAGCAGTATGTGCCCATTGAAGAGTATAACGCCCTCGTCCACAGGCTGGATGAACTGGAAAAGTGGCAAAAGAGCTTTTCCAAGCCCACTGCCGCTGCAAAGAAAGGAGAATAACAATGTCCTCTCCGTTTGATGTGATTACGCACAGCCCCATCATGCAGCTTGCGAACCTTGCCCGTGCCGGACAGAACCCGATGGGGCTTATCCAGCAGTTGAGCGGGCAGAACGCACCCATCATGCAAGGCTTGAACCTGATTCAGGGCAAAAACGAAACGCAGCTCCGAACGATGGCGCAGAACCTCGCCAAAGAGCGTGGCATCGACCTGAATCAGCTGGCAAGCGCTCTGAACCTGACGCTGCCCCGGTAAAGCATCCCTCTAAGCGAAACGCTTCTCAGTTTTGCGGACTTGATAAAAACCGCTTTTGTTTGGCTTCGCCCACCGCACACGGCGGTGGGATGGCATAACGCAAAACTGAAAGGAGTTTTGTTATGGACGATTTTGCAACTGGTTATCTGGCTGGGCAGGACGGTGGCAATAACAACGGCGGATTTTTCGGCAACGAAGGTCTGTGGGCGGTTATCATCCTCGCCATCATCTTCGGCTGGGGTACAAACGGCTACGGTCGAAACGGTGGTGACAACGGCATGAACAGCTACATCCCCTATCTGGTCGGCACTGGCGCAACTGGTCAGGGTGGCGCAGATACTCGTGCGGCTCTGTCTGAAGGCTTCTACCAGCAGGACACTTCCCGTTCTCTGGCTGGCATTCAGAGCGGTATCTGCTCTCTGGGCTATGACCAGCTGGCGCAGATAAACGGAGTCAACGCCAACATCGCAAACGGCTTTGCGGGCGTGAACAGCGCCATCTGTCAGCTCGGCTACCAGAACGCACAGCTCGTGAACGGTCTGGAACGCAGCGTGTCCAACGGCGACAACGCCATCAGCCTCGCCATCATGCAGGAGGGCAACGCACGGCAGGCGGGTCAGACCGCACTTTCCACGCAGCTTGCATCTTGCTGCTGCGAGAACAAGCAGCTCATCGGCGACCTGAAGTACACCATTGCACAGCAGGACTGCGCTACCCGTCAGGCTATCGCAGACAACGCCCGTGCCATCGTGGACAACTGCAACGCCAATTTCCGCAGCATGATGGACTACTTCACGCAGGATAAGATTGCCACTCTGACCGCTGAGAACCAGAACCTGAAGTTCGCTGCTTCTCAGGATCGTCAGAATGCGCTTCTGACCACTGTGATGTCCCAGCAGACCGATACCATCCTGAACCGGGTCAATCCTCGTCCGATTCCCGCTTATCAGGTGGCAAACCCCAACGTGGGCGTGAACTGCTGCGGCTGCTGCTAACCTACACACTCCCCGATAACACCGGGTGAACCATCGGGGCAGGGGTAAGACACCTCTGCCCCTGATTTTTTAGGAGGAAAACATTATGGCTTGCAAAACAAGCTGCAAACTCTGCCCGCACTTGGTCATCAGTCAGGCGGTCACGTTTGCCAACGACACGCTGACCATCAATATCCCTGCTGGCGCATACCAGAACGGAGAGAAGTATTGTATCGTGGTTGCTCAGAGCTTGCCGGACACGACTACCATCAACGCCCCTGTGGTCATTACCATAGGTGCAGGCACGACCGCGTACCCTCTGACCGATTGCAACTGCGCTCAGGCAACCGCCGAGAGCATCCACACCCGCACCCGCTACGCTACCCGTGTGGCAACGTCTGCAACCGGCACCGGCACGTTTAAGTATCTTGGCTGCTTCTGCCGCTCCCACGCCGGTGCGCCTGCGTCCATTTCTTGAGGAGGTATAGATTATGGGCAAGACTAATTTTCGCCGCATGATGATGCTCCGCGACCACGACAAAGACCGTGAGCCGGAACGTGACCGCCTTGAGGAAGAGCGTGACCGCAGGGAACGTGAGCTGGAACGCCGTCTGCGTAAGCTGGAAGATGGCAGCGACCGCTATCCTTACTATCCGCAGGAGGAAAACCGCTACATTGACCCCTACCCTATCCCCCGCTACCCTGACGTAGAGTACGAGCGCAAGATGCCGCAGATTGGCTTCTCGCAAAACGGAGACTGGGACAAGCGGTCTGGGCAGTATGAGCATGGCGGTGCGGACAGCCGCTCCATCAAGATGCCACGCAAGCACCTTACCCACGATGAAGCAGAGGAATGGTGCGACAGCATGGTGAATGCTGACGGCACAAAGGGCTGTCACTGGACGCTGGAACAGACACAGGACGTTGCCAAACAGCGCAACATCACTTGTGACCCGAACGATTTCTGGGCTGTTATGAACATGATGTACTCGGATTATTGTCAGGTCGCAAAACGCCAGTCTGTTGACACTCCGGGCTTCTATGCTGACATGGCAAAGGCGTTCCTTGAGGACGCAGATGCCGCAGATGGCAAGGCATATCTCTACTGGGATTGCGTGACAGAGAAGTGAAACAAAAGAGGGGGTGTGCCCAAAATTGGACAGGCCCCCTCTTTATTTACTATCAGCACTGAAAATTCAGTTATGACCAGAGCGCAATTTTGCGCTTTGATAATTAGTGGCGAAAAATTCCGCCACTAAATCAGCCTAAATCAATCTGGTCTTTCGATGCTGCAACGGACAGGTTGTAGATGTACTCCCCTGCCGTGAATCCGTGCTTGCGTGCTTCTCTCGTAACGAACGTCCGCTCGCTGTCGCTCATAAGAATTGTGATTCGCTTGCTACGTTTGCCGTCACCCTTCTGCCCCTGATGGGAAGTGTAAGGCTGAATCTCCATCGTGCGCTTTGCATCGCTGACAGATAGGTTGGTAAGAGCAATCATAATCTGCTGGTTCTGCTGAACGATGGCTTGCAAGACTTCCGTGTTCTTCATCAGCACTTGCAAGATTGCATCGTTCTGCGCGTCAGGCTTGTTCTCCTGCTGGTTCATACTGTAAGAGCCAGTCTTGCGAAGCGTAGGAAGCACATCATGCGTTACCCATCTCTTAAAACGGCGAAGCTTCTCAATCCTTTCCTTGATTTCGATGGGGTACTCATCTGACACCCCATGATTATGCGCTTTTTGCGGCTGCATTGCAAAAAGAAGAGCATATAACCCGGATTCGTTGATAACAGTCACTGTTTGCTCACGCCCAAGAGAATCTTTGATTTTCAAGGAACGCTTATCGCAATCGTCAATTCGTCCGATGCTTCTATTTGGGTTCTTGTCTTGAAACGCATTACATACATCCCTACCGACAAACCAGTACTCTCCGTTTTTCACAAATGTTCTGATTGAGCCAAACTCTTCGTTCTTAAAGATTTGAAGTGCGTTTCTGTTATCCATCATATCCTCCATATTCAACTGTTTGGCATCTTCCACGCCGACCTCATACGCCTTGTAAGTGATGCGAGATAACGCTTCCGCAATCTCATAATCATCCTTATTGAGCGGACGACCATTGTTGTTTTTCTTGAAGTTTTCGAGAATCTCTTCTTTCGTTGCCGGAATGTTCATTGGCTTTACCACAAAAATCTTGCTTGTAATGCAACTATGAAGATGATATAATGGATTTATCACCCATAATCGCATGGAGTGTAATCCCTTAAACTGCCGGTGACCGCCAAGTTACGAACAGTTTAGGGGATTTTTTATTTTTGATGTTCAAGCCATTGCTGGACAGCTTCACGAACGGCTTCTCCCTTAGAAATGCCGTTTTTTTCGCAATAATCCGAAAGCTGTTTGTCAGTATTCACGTCCAAACGGACGCTTGTGCGAACACTGTTCGGGTTTTCCAGCTTTGGTCTTCCCATTTTTGCACTCATGCGTTCACCTCCACTTTTGAGCGCACATTAAGTATACTATTTGTGTGCTTAAAAGTCAATACCTACTACCGGAAGATACAGTTTGCAGGTATATCGTGTTTCACGACATACCTCAATCCTCCAAGAAATCTTCCAACTCAATCTTCCCATCTGCCGCAGCAGCAGCCAGAGCGTACACATACTGCCCGATGGTCATTCCGTGCCGTCTGGCTTCACGGTTGATATACTTACGTTCTTCCTCGCTCATAAGGATGGTAATGCGCTTAGAACGTTTGCCGTCACCGCTTGCAACGCCCTGATGCGATTCCGGCATCGGGATTTTTTTCTTTGTCAAGCCAGCTTCTGCAAGTGCGCCGGGAACATCTCCCTGTTCGATAAGACGTTGAACTTCTTTCGCTTGTTTCAGCTTCTTCGGCTTACCTTCGCCTAACACGGCATCATTTGGCTGTCTTTCGTTGTCTTTGGCTTGCTTCGGCTTAATACTGCTTAATTCCGCTTCACTTGGCTGTGCATGGCTGTCTGTGGCTTCACTGGGCTTAATCTGTGCTTGTTCGGCATTATTCGGCTTTGTTTGGCTTACTTCTTCTTCCTTTGGCTCACTTCGGCTTAATGGCTGTTCCGAAAAAACAGGCTGGAAGTCAAACCCGCCAAGCAAACCCGTGGATTTTTTGCTGGTTGACTTCATTCTTCTTCCTCCCAATCTTCATCAAGGTCAGGAACGGTCGGCAACGGCATCCAGTGAGTTATATTATGCGGCTTTCCGCTTTTGTCCCGCCATTCCTTAAAATCTTCTTCATAGCCTACAATTTCTACATCGTATTCGTCTTTGCTAAACCCGATAACGTATGGGTTTAGTTCATCTGGCATTTCATCTTCTGATTTCGCCCATTGATTATTTGCAAGTTCTTTCTGCCACTTTTTGCAATATTTTTCAGCTAGATACCACTGAGAATGAAACGCCATTTCTTTCTCTTTATCGGAAAGGTCATTAAATGAAAAACCAAAATTGGTAATGTAGACTTGCTCCGTGTCATCAGAACAAGTTGCATTCAAAAGATGTGGGTACAAATCGCTCATTTTTCTTTCCCCTCTACAATCTTCTTTGCCAGCTCTTTGAAATCCTCTGCGCTGGTACTCTTTGCCGTGTCACCGCTAAACAGGCTGTGCCGCTCTGCCTGCGCCTTACGAACGCCCATAGACGGTCTAATCTTCACGTCAAGCAGCTTTGTTCCCATGCTTTGTGCAATCACAGGGAGCTGCTCTACGACCTCTTTGGACAGGTTCTCACGGCTCTTGTACTGGTTCAGAAGCAGACCTTCAATCTTCAAAGTCGGGTTGAAGTATCTGCGAACGTCACCAATGGTCTGCGAAAGCTGGCTTAGTCCGGCAAGCGCATAGCGGTCTGCTGTGATGGGCACGATGATGCTGTTGGCGGCGATCAGAGCGTTTACAAGTGCAAGACCGAGCTGCGGGGGAGTGTCCAAAACAATGTAATCGTACTGTTCAGACACGGAATCCAGCGCTTCACGCAACCGGAAGTTCTTACCCATGTCCCGGACAAGCTGCTCGTCAATGTCCTTCAATGCGCTATCAGACGGCAGAATATCGCCAGCTTCACAGTGCTGGATTCCTTCTTTTACCGTACCTTGCCGGGTCATTACATCGAACAAGGTACACACATCTTCTGTCTGTGCGCCGTAAGTGTCCGTTGCGTTGCACTGGGCATCGCAGTCCACCAGTAACACCTTCTTGCCAAGCAACTGCAACGCACCAGCCAGACAGGTGCTTGTGGTGGTCTTTCCTGTGCCGCCCTTCTGGTTGGCGACAGCTATGATTTTTGCCATTTTATCACTCTTTCTTTATTCTTTCGGTGGTTCTGGTAAAGGCATCCAATGTGTTACGTTGCAAGGAAGTTCGCTCCCCGTTTCCAACCAATACCCATCGGATGACATGAATCCAAACATCATATCTGACGCATCGTCAAAAACAAGAACAGGCTCGCCAATAGCTGGAAGCTCGTCTTTCACACTTATCCACGCTGGATATGTGTCAGGAACATCAAAGCTATCTGCATCAATAGAATCAAGACAAGTCCCAATTCCACAAAGATACTCGCTGTCATTCGGACGATGAAGCGCTTCCACTTCGTTGTAATGGTTTTGCAGATAATCTCTTAGCTTGTCTGCATCAATCAGTCTCATACCTTCTCCTTTCTGCATCATCTGCTCAACGCGCTACGTCTTACTGCTCTTGTAACGCTTCAATGGAATAGAACGCTGGCATATACTTGTCTACGATACCCGCTTTGTCCACGCTTCTAATCAGATAGCCAACAGGTCTGTCGGGAAACGGAGACCTGTCCAAAGACAAAATGTCCTTATAAGCCGCCTTCACCGTGTCGTAAACCGCTTCTCTGCGTCTTGGTAGCTTGATTTCAGGATGCTCTTTCTTCATCCACTTCTCAACTACCTTCGCCACGTCAATGCAGTCCTGCTTTTCTAGTTCGTCACACACAGACCAGTCAAAGCCCTCGTATCCGCTTCTGCGGGGCTTTCTGGCGGCTTTTTGAGGTTCGGCCGATACTTCGCTTGCCTGAGCTTCAATCAGCGTCTCAGACGCTTTAATTTTGGGCTTGAACTTAACTGCCACAGCCTTTCGCGCCACAAGAACTGGTTCATAGGTCAACACGATGTCAGACACAGCATTGATTTCATCTACTGCAACGTCAAGCACTCGTTTGCGGAGATTCTTGTAAACATCGTAGCTTGCTTCCATCGCACCGAGCTGTTCTCTCAGTTTTTTCAGACTGATTTCATGCGGCTTACTGTCCATGTTCATCCAGTCACGAAGAATCGAATAAAGCAGAATGCTGTACTGAGACTTCATTCTTGACGTGTAACGCAGCCGATACCGAACATAGCCGCTTTCAGCAATGTCAAAGAAAATAGGGCGAAGGTCAGGGTTGCAAGTGATTGCCACAACATAAGACCTTGTTTCCGGCACATAGTCCAGTTTTGCCCTTGTGAAAAGGACAAAGCTCTCAAATGTTCCCTTTTCTTTGTCAATGGGAATCGACACAGTGTTGCCCAAAAAGTGCTTGATCTGCGGCTCAATCCTTCGTGCATCAAGGCTTTTTAACCCCAGCAGGTCTCTGTACTCTGCCAAAGTGAACTCCACACGGCTGCTGTTTGGGTCTCTCGGATTTATTCTTGACAAGTAAACCTCTAGCAACCGAAGCTCGCCTGCCGTGTAGTCCCTAAACTTTGCCCACACAAGGGATTTGCTTTTTTCAACAAGGTTGTTGTCGGATATTTTAGGCATCTGTTCGCCTCCTTTTCTAGCCTAAAAGCAGTATATCACAGGCAGGGGAACAAGTCAATACATTTTGTCCCCCATGGCTTGTCTTTTTGTCCCCCACAGGGTCGTCAAAACGTCCCCCATGACTTGTCAAAATGTCCCCCATGCTTTGTCATTTCGTCCCCCATCTACCTATTATATATTAAACAAGAAATAAACAAGAGGTTAAATATCATCGTTAAATAAGAGATGACGATAATTTTCAACAATTTCTTTGTTTTTCTATTCCAGCTTGTGGATAACTCAACCTTTCATTTGCTGAATAAAGTATTCCCGGTAATGATTAGTCTTATCTAACGTGTACAAAAAGTGGATGAAAAACTTTTAAGCCGGTGTTATGGGGGACAGATTGACAAGCCGACCAATCACAGACAATAAATTAACGACAACTCGTTATTTATTCCGCGAAAATGCTGTCGATTTACAGACTATGGGGGACGGAATGACAAGGCAAATTTGCCCGATAGGTGCACAAAAAGTGGATGAACGTGGACAAAATGTTCTTCAAAAACTGCGATAATTCGACAATCAGCGCAAAATGTTTTCTTCGTTGATGGTATAAGAATCGTTTCGCTTCATCGCCGCAGCTTCCCCACAGTCCTGTGCCTGATACAAAATCTGCATATTGGGTTGTGTTCCGTCTGGGTCTGGGTCGGTTTTGGTGGCCTGTGCCATTTCATAATGACCTGTGACAGTGCGGCAGACAGACACACGATCACGCAAAGTCGTATGAAGGTTGGCTACCATTTCGCACAGAACGGCAAGGTAATCTGAGCCGTGATTGCCATAGATCAGATAGCACAGCAAGTCAATTTCTTGCGGATGGGCTTCTTTGATATGCTCTATCAGCGCATCTCTCTTTCTCTTGGTGCTGGCATCGCCAGCCAGGCTTTCCAATAATCCGGGATGCAAACAGGTGTCTATGTACGGCTTGGCCGCAACACCGCAGCACACAAACCATTTTATGATAGTAGAAGCATCTGGGGTCATTGTCCCTTGCTCATAACGAAAGATGGATGTTCGGCCTATACCCATTTTGTCCGCAAGCTTCTGTTGGCTAAGCCCAGATTCCGCTCTTGCCATCTCTAACACTTTTGCCACTCGTATCCTATAATCATCCATAAATACCCCTCTTTCGACAAAATGACACAAAAGCAAAGAAATTAAACTGATATATTGTTCAAAATGTGAAACAATAATTGAAAAAAGTCGCTGTTCCATTGAAACAGCGAGATGTGGTATAACTGTATTGTCAAAAAATTCCAAATAGAAAGGAAATACAAAATGAAAGAAGCTGTAATCTGGAACCATGAACGTATGCCAATCATTGACGGAATGCCCGCCAGCGTTACCGATGGGCAGCCACACACACCTGAACCATGGGAGGAAAGCTAATGAACCGAACTGTAGATGCTCTGATTGTCCCATACGCCCGCAGACGGACGCTGGAGCTTGTCCTGAGCCTTTCTGGGTACGAAGCTGATAAAGATGCTTACCTCGAAGCGAAAGGCATCCTGGAACGTGCCGTAGCCGCCTTAGACGATGGACGCGACCCGGCAGATAACATCGAACGCATTGACGGACAGCTTGTGGAACTGTGAAAGGAGAAGAAGATGGACTTTACGAACGGATTCTATAAAACCGAAAACCCTGTTGTTCTTGAAGAAGTGAAAACCTTCCTTCAGTCAATGGAACGGCATGGAGCAACCGTAAAAGACTTGGACGATGCCATTGTGCAGCTAAACAATGTTTCGCACAGCATCAGCACAAACGCTCTCGTCAAAGCAGATGTGCTGGACGATTTACCGAATAACCCCTTTCGTTCCATGCTCAACGGAATGTTACAAAGCAAAGGGTAACTTAAACTTAATGTGGCTCTTAATCATTGTCATTGCAATTTTTGGCTTCCCTGATACAAAGTAATGAATGCGCAGAAAACGTTTGATTTTTGCGAAGTTGTTCAAATTGTATTGACTACACAACCAAAAGATGTATAATCATATCAAATGAACATTCGTATTTACTGGTCGGGAGGATATGCTGCAATGAGCGAACAAGAAAGAGCGAAAATTGACCGATTTATTGCATGGCTGCGGGAACATCCTGAAAAGATTCCAGCAGCGGAACAAGCACTAGACCTAGAGTAACAGAGAATCCCTTGCGCAGAGCTATACCAGCCCGGCACAAGGGATTCTTTTTATTTTACCGGGTCAGAACCACTTCTTTTTTCGGTTTCTACGGTAACGATATTTTCTGCTATTGCCATATAGCACACGGTCATTGCCTTTTAACAATGCCTGCATAAACCAAAAGCAAAAGGCACAGCCGCACAACAAGTAATACACGGGCTTGCCTCACATCTTCTCGATCAGGTTCATCAGCGCTTCGCGTTGCGCTGTCGGCATAGATTCAAGCTTTTTTCTAATCCGCTCCACTGCTGCATCAACTTCGCTTTGCGGCTGCTTGGACGGATTTTCTTTTTGTTCGCCAGTGAGCAGGTAGTCCACAGTAACAGCAAAGTATTGTGCTAACCTTGAAGCGTTATCGGAAGACGGCTTTGGGTCTTCGCCTTGTTCATACTTCTTTTTCCAGTAAGACCAAGACGATTTCGGCAGTCCAGCATCAATAACGGCTTTTGTCGGTGCAACATTCTTTGAATCGCATAATGCGAGGAAGTTGTCAAAAAACATATACTCAACCTTCTGTTCTTGTGCAAATTGCCGAAGTTCAACAAATTGAGCATAAGCCCTTGTAATGTTCAAAGAATTGTGCTTTAATAGTGCTATCAGGTTCAAGAAATTGAGCACAATTCCAATCGAATACAAGAGCAATGATTAAATGTTTGAACTTTGTTGACAACATTATATTATCACACTTTTAGTCTTTGTTCAAGTATTTGTACAAAGAAAGGGGAGAGAAAATTTGCGTCCAGAGTGGACGGGGGATGTTATTGGAAAACTTCATGTTCATGGGCTGTCTATTAAAGAACTTGCTGAGAGCATGGGGTACTCGCATGAATACCTAAGCGTCATCCTCAACGGCAAACGAGAACCTACTGGTATCAAAGAAAAGGTTGAAGATGCGGTAAACAAATTGATTGAGCAGAGAAAGGAAAGTGAAAATGGCAAACATTCAAGTTTTTGAATATCAGAACAACAAGGTTCGCACAGTTGATGTGGAAGGCGAAGCATGGTTTGTTCTGAAAGACGTGTGCGAAATTCTGCGCATGGATACTACCCAGCTTAAAAAGGTCGCCGACCGACTGGATGAAGATGAAAAGGGTCGTACCCTGATTACGACCCCCGGTGGAATGCAGGAAACATGGATTGTCAACGAAAGCGGTTTGTATCACGTCATCCTACGCAGCGACAAGCCAGAAGCGGCACCGTTCCGCAGATGGGTCACAAACGATGTGCTTCCTGAAATCCGTAAGACCGGAAGCTACAACGCACCGCAGCTTACCCGCTCACAGCTCCTTGCAACTGCGCTGATCGCAGCGCACGAAGAGCTGGAAGAGAAGGACAAACGGATTGCAGAGCTGACACCGGATGCAGAGTTTGCCAGGGCCGTGTGTATTGCAGACAACTGCCGGACAGCCACCAGCATCGCAAAGGACTACGGTTTGACTGCTGAAAAGCTGAACAAGCTGCTTTACAGCCAGCGAGTCCAGTACAAAGACAGCGATGGTCAGTGGGTGCTGTACAAACCCTATCAGGGTAAGGGCTACACCAAGAACCGCAAGGGCAAGGCCATTCAGCGCTCTAACGGCAAGACTTACATTCCAAATACAACGGTCTGGACGGTCGAGGGTGAAAAGCTCATCCATGAGCAACTCAAGAAGCTTGGCATCACGCCGAGAATCGAGATCAGGGCTGTTGCAGAACAGCAAGATTTCGGAGGATGGGAGGACTGAACATGGAGAAGATTATCACCTTGAAGGTAGACCTTGAATACCCAGAAGAAGCCAAGTTTGCCATTGACGCTGCGGCCAAGACCTACTCGGATTTCAAGCGTGAACAGGCGACAAGACGTTTTGTAGAAAATGGTTGTACGCCGGAAGATGCAAAGAAAATCGCAAAGTTTATCCAGTTTCTTGACCAGTGTTTTTCTGAACACAATGAAAGAGCCTTAAGAAAGGCAAGTGAAGTGGATGGAAATTAAATACTGTGAGCGCTGCGGTGTCTTTCTTGGCCTTGTAAATCCGTGCAAGAAATACTGCGAAGAATGTAAAATCATTGTTCGCAGAGAGCGGCAGGCCCTTATAAAGAAAGGAATCAAGACTGAACCGGAACCGACTTTATGTGCTTGGTGCAAAAAACCAATGGTTCGGAAGGTCTGGTCTCAAAAATATCACCCTGAATGCGCAGCAGATGCAAACAAGACTTTGACCAAAAAATGCAAAGTCAAAAGGCAAAAAGAACTGGATGAGATAAAAGCATCTGGCGAGTTCAAAATTACTTGGGATGTGCAGGAACCAGAACGTGCGAGACCTCAAAAGCACGAACCTCCAAAATACACCGTGCGCCAGATGAACGATGCCGCAAAGCGATACGGCATGAGCTACGGCCATTACAGTACTTTACTTGCACAGGGAAAGGTGAAAGCGCCTGATGAACGGTAAATACTACGGCCGGCGTGAAGTCCGCTGGCGCAGCCGGGAGAAAGAGCGGCTGGAGCATATCGAGAAAGAAAGAGTGAGCAAAAATGAAAAAAATCAAAGTCAGAATCACATTCACCGAAGCGGTTCTCGGCACATGGCCTAGCAACCAGAACATTGCGCGAGAGTTCATCGCCAGCAAGTCTCCGGACGCAAACACTATTGAGGACGAAGTGGCCGCTCTGGGCGCTGACGCTGTGGCAGATAAGGGCATGACCGTGTTTCCTCGCAACGAGAGCGGTGAGCCTATCCTGTATGACTACCAGATTAAAGGCTTCTTCAAGGATTCTTGCGGTATGCTTTCCCGCATCGGCGGCAAGACCGAAACTGGCAAAAAGAAAGCTGTCAATGAATCCGGCAAGCTGACGGCCTACAAGAAGGTCATTGACGGCCTGATTTTCGTTCAGCCCCGTATGATTCCCATTCATGTGAACGGTGAGATTACCGAGTGTCAGCGCCCTCTCCGCGCACAGACGGCGCAGGGCGAGCGCGTGAGCCTTGCTAACAGCGAGCAGATTCCCGCTGGTTCGACCTGCGAGTTCGAGGTCATGCTGTTGGATGATTCTCACGAAAAGGTCGTGCTCGAGTGGCTGGATTACGGCGCTCTGCGTGGCATTGGTCAGTGGAGAAACAGCTCGAAGGGGCGGTTTGAGTATGAGGTTTTGGAGGCTAAATGACGCTTCGGCAAAAGAACATAGAAATCTATTGGGCTTGGAAATCCATGAAGCAGCGAACGCAAAACCCTAAATGTTCTGCCTACAAAAACTACGGAGCAAGAGGCATCCGAGTGTGTAAAGAATGGCAAATATTTGAGCCGTTTTGTAAATGGGCTTTATCTGCTGGCTGGAACAAAGGACTTGATTTAGACCGAATTAACAATGATGGAAACTACTGTCCTGAAAATTGTAGATGGGCTACACGGCAAGACAATGTAAACAATAGACGCGTGACAATTTTAATTACAGTTGATGGCGTAACAAAATCTTGTAGCGATTGGGCAAAAGAGTCTGGAATCCCAAGAGGTTCAATAAAAACTTGGTATGAAACAAAAGGCGACCAATATGTGCAAAAAAGGATAAAAGAAGCGATAAGGAACGGATATACGCCAAAAGACTATTCATATTCGCACGGAACCGCAGTAAAAGACGCAGAAAACGGATGCATTTATAAATCCATAAACGAAGCGGTGCGAAAAACTGGAATTTCAATTCATTTAATCCGAAAAAGCTTGAAATCTGGCAAAGGCCGCTATACCTACGAAATCCTCAATTAACCGCTATGGCAGGGTGGGGCTGTGCTGCACTCGGCGTGGAACGGCAACGGCATAGTGACGATTGGCTCAGAAATGCTAAGGCAATGCTTGGAGACGAAGCGACTTGAGCGGCAACGGCGATGCGCTGATTTGACTAGATCTGCAAAGGCATGGCGAAGCAAGGCTCAGACGAGCAATGGAATTGCATGGAACAGACATGAGCGGCACAGCAAAGGCTATGGATGCAAGGCGTAGCTTTGATAAGCAAAGGCGAAGCGTAGCATGGAAACGCAGAGCAACGGCAAAGAATAGAAACAATAGGCTAAGGCATTGAGTAGCTAGGAGCAGAACAGCAAAGGCAAAAACGAAAGGAGACAAAATGAAAGCATTTATTGAAGTTGCCCTGATGTGGGGCATAGCGCTGGCGGTGGTTTTTGCGGTATTCCTGCTGAACTTCTGGATGGTGCATCACATCGCTATTCTGGTAGGTGCATCAGCTGCCCGTGGAATCATCGCGGTATCTGTGGCAATGGCTACGGCATGGATACTGAGTTTTGGAGGTAATAAGAGTGAAAAGCCTGAAAGCTAATGTCCTTTGTACGCTTGGAATCGCGTTAGCAATCTTTTCGGTAGGATGTGGCGATGCAATTCAGAAAAGTCAGAGCACAGTAGAAATGTTTGGATACGTTTTCCTTTCGTGTGGCTTCCTCGCCGCAGCACTCGTCTTGTGTGCCATTGGGGTCAGCTCCGAAAATGAACGCATTGAACAGGAAAATCGCAAAGTAAAACGCATTCCTCACCACACCAGCGAGTGGAGGGATGTACGATGAAATGCCCGATGTGCGGTAGCGACAACATTACAACGGTTGACAGCCGGTCTGACAACGATAGCATCGTTCGCAGAAAAAAGTGCCTTGCTTGCAACTATCGGTGGTCTACCATCGAAATTGACAAAGACCAGTGGCACAGTGCATTGCAAATCAAAGAGCAGCGAAAGAGAGGACGGCCAAAAGATGATTAACCTTGACAGATTTGGTGGCGTGACAGAGCCGGAGGACGGCGTGTACTTTATGACCAACGAGCAGGTGGCGAAGGCCAAAGAAGCTGACCGGCTGGCTGAGATTGAAGACTTGCGGTCTGAAATCGAGGACAGGGAAGCGGAGTTGAAAGACCTCCGTGCACAGTTGGCAGAACTGATGGCTGGTTGATTTTATATAGCCAAGTTAAGCCGAAGTAAGAACAATGAAGCCTAATGATGCCGAAGAAAGGAAAGAAAAATGGCAGTATTAGTAATGGTCTATGGTCATTCCGGCAGCGGAAAGTCCGCTTCGCTTCGGAACTTTAACCCGGAACAAGTTGCGGTTATCAACGTGCTTGGCAAGCCGCTTCCGTTCCGCAGCAACATGAAAACGTACATTACCAATGATTATGGCAAGATTGATGCCGCAATCCACAGCACTAAGCGTAAGTCAATCGTCATTGACGATGCCACCTACCTTATGACCGGCGAGTTCATGCGGAACGCAAAGGTCGCCGGATACCAGAAGTTCACCGACATGGCAGCCAACTTCAATGCCTTGCTGATGCGGGCGAAGGAACTGCCGGACGATGTTGTGGTCTACTTCTTCGGACACAGCGATAAAGGAGAAGACGACAAGGAAAAATTCAAAACCATTGGAAAAATGTTGGACGAAAAGGTCTGTGTGGAGGGGTACTTCACCATCGTCCTCAAAACGGTCGTACAGGATGGGCGATACCTGTTCAGCACTCGCAACGATGGGATGGACACCGTGAAAACCCCTCTGGGGATGTTCAACGATGCGCTGATCGAGAACGACCTCGCCGCCGTAGACAAGACCATCCGTGAGTATTACAACATCCAGGTTCAGCCGGATAACAAAGGAGAGTAACAGATGAAGAACATCAACTGGAATGACGTACAGGAAGCCACCGAGCGCCGTGACTTGCCTGTTGGCGGCTATGTTGCCGGTATCTGCAAAGCAACGGACGAGCCTACAAAGGAGCGCCTGAACATCGAGTGGGAAGTCGCAGAGGGCGAGTTCAAGGGCTACTGGCGCGAGCAGACCGCTTCCCTTATCGAGCGTGGTAAGCTGAATACGGGCGAGTGGGCATGGGGCGGCAAGACCATCAAGAGCTACAAGGAAAAGGCGCTGCCGTTCTTCAAAGGCTTTATCACCGCTGTGGAGCAGTCCAATCCCGGTTACAAGTTCAACAACGATGAAAAGACCCTGCGTGGCAAGCTGGTCGGCGTAGTTCTCCGTGAGGAAGAGTACATGGGCAACGATGGCAACATCAAGACGAAACTTGTTGTTGACCGCTTTACCAGCGTGGACAAGATTCGTTCCGGCGACTATGAGGTCAGGCCGAAGAAAACACTGGCTGGTGCATCTGGTTCTGGCTACTCGCAGGGCGGGAACGATGACTTCTCCACGATTGAGGACGACGGTTCGTTCCCTTTTGATTAACGGTTACGCTACCTGGACAAAAGGCGAACCGCCTACCTTATATAAGAGCTGCGCTATCTGGCTGGACGGGCGTTTGGAAAAATGAAAGTTTTAGTCGCCTGTGAGGAATCACAGGAAGTCTGTAAGGCGTTCCGGGCAAAAGGTCACGAAGCTTACTCATGCGACATCCAGGAACCGTCCGGTGGGCATCCTAAGTGGCATATTCTTGGAGATGCGCTCAAGGCTCTGGAGGGGGGGCAAGTCGTGACAATGGACGGCGTAACGCATGACGTTGGCAAGTGGGACTTGCTCATTGCACACCCTCCCTGCACATACCTGAGCAACGCCGGCGCTTCTAGGCTTTACAAGATCATTGATGGAAAAAGTTACGTCGCTCTTGAACGTCTGAGCAAAGGCATGGAAGCAAAAGACTTTTTCCTCCGATTCTTGCAAAGCGGAATTTCGAAGATTGCTGTTGAAAACCCCGTGCCATCTGGCGTTTACCGCCTTCCGAGGTACACACAAATCATCCAGCCGTGGCAGTTCGGGCATCCCTTCCACAAAAAGACTTGCTTATGGTTAAAAGGTCTCCCTCCACTAGAGCCTACAGAAATTGTCATGCCAACAATGTATTGGGTGCAAGGGCAAGGTCCGCGAGGGAAAGGCCACCCGGGAGGCCACAGATCGCAAAAAGAGCGAAGCAAGACCTTTCCCGGAATTGCAAAAGCAATGGCAGAACAGTGGGGTTAATAGAATGATTACCTGTTGTCTCAACTGCAAATCACGCCACACAGCTTGCCACGACACTTGCGAGAAGTATAAGGCAGAGAAGAAAGACTTCGAGGAGCGCAAGGCATTCGTGTATGAGCTGAACCACAGCCAGAGCGTATACCACCGCGACTACGAGGATAAGCACCGGGAGCGTGGTAAGAAGCGGTATCTCGGAAGTGAATTTAGAGGTGAACGAGGATGAGACTTGTTGACGTAGAGCCGATTATTGAAGGGTGGAAAGAAACCGGGAACAGTAAAAAAGCCAAAGCTAAAGCGCTTATGAACAGCGGAATTTACTCTGAATACAATAAAGGTGTTGCCCTTGACGCCGCTTCTGACCTTGTTTTGGCACTTGCCGAACAGCTTGAAAACGCTCCATCAATTGCGTGGACAAATGTAAAAGACAAACAACCGAAAGAAGATGGAATTTATCTTGCTGTTTACGATTCTTTGATCTGGGAAAATCTGATTGGGAAAAGGAAGTTTGTAAACGGAAAGTGGATTGACAATAAAAACCCAGTCAAGTTCTGGATGCTAATTCCTAAAATTCCGGGAGACAACGAATGAACACCGGGAAACAGTTTGAAGCAGACTTCAAAGCATCCGTTCCATCCGATGCGTGGTGCTACCGCCTGAAGGACAGTGCTGCCACCTACTACGGTGGCAACGAGAACCTGTCTTTTTCCATCGACAACATCTGCGACTTCCTTGTGTACCGTTACCCAATGAACCACCTGTTTGAACTGAAAACCATCGAAACGCCCTCTATCCCTTTGGAAAAGGTGTTCGGCAAGTACGACAAGGCAAAGTGCAAATACCGCAAGGAAAAGCACATCACTGACATGGTGGATGCGATGGGGTACAGCGGTCAGACAGCCCATGTGATAGTCAATTACCGGGCGGTCAGCCGCACCTTTGCAATCCCTGCCAGAAAGGTTCTGGCGTTTCGTTACAACGAGAGCCGCAAGAGCATCCCTTGGCAGTGGGCAGAACAAGAGGGGATAGAGGTAAAAGCAAAAAGGCTGCGTGTCCATTGGCGGTATGACGTGGATGCGCTGCTAAAGAGATTGGAGAATAAAAATGACAATGGTATGCGATAGGTGCGGTGAAGTGTTTCCGCTTTCAAACGATGTGAAATACATGACACCGTTTGATGACGAACTTGACCAATTTGAAAGCAATTCTATTGTAAAGTGCCTTTCTGGCGATGATAAAGGGATTTACTCGATAAGAGATGAAACCGTTGTCCTTTGCCCCTCTTGCATGGCAAAGCTGAACGACTGGCTGAAAGGAGAATAAAAATGGCTGAATATTATGTTGGATGTGGGATATTTGGGGAAATCTATGCCGGAAAAATAACACCACCTGGAAAAGATGGTTCGCAGATGTGGAAAAACAAATCGGATGTGACTGACGGAGCAATCGAAGCGGTCGTGAACCATTTCATTATAGAAATGGATCGTGACGATAAGAACAAAATTCAAAAAGCATGGGGAGTTCGTGGCAATAGAACGCTAAAAGTCACGTTTGAGCTTGTCCCCAAACAAGGAGTAGTCAGATGAATAAATTCGGGAACTGCCCTCTGTGCGGCAAACAGGTCAAGCCAACCAACCTCCGCAAAATCGCACGGAAAAACCAGTTGTACGGCTTTCGCATGGCTCTGGACGGCATTGCAACCACATGGGGCGCACTGATTCAGAACCTTCGGTGCGATGCAGACCTGACAGATGAACAGGTACAGAAAATCATCCGCATTGGTGACAGATACTGGGAGATGGTAGGGCAGTTCAAAAACGAGGACATGACACCTGACGAGTTTGCGGATTACATCACCGCAAAGTCAGAACAGGTCGAAAAAGAGTTGAGAGAAAGGTGGAGCTAACAATGTTTGAATTTGCAACTCGCTGGCTGGTCTGCTTAGTCCTGCTGGCAGCAGTAGTTCAGTCCGAACGGGCAATCATGAACATGGCGAACAGCCTGTTTGAGGAACGGCAGGCAGTGCTTGTCTGGCTGTTTATCAACGTGTGTCTGGTCGTTTGCACGGCAGTTGCGATGGGGTGGAGGTAAGTATGGAAATTCGTGGAGAGCATAGCAAGAAGAGAGTTCGTTTTGATTCGCTAAAAGAAGGAGAGCCGTTTTACTACAACGACGAACTTCTTATGAAGACAAGCGAGGTTACTGACAATTCCGGCTTTTACGGTGGCACTACATATAACTGTGTGTCGCTCCGTCACGGTAGGATTATGGAATGCCATGATGATACAATGGTCGGCATTGCAAGGGTTCATATCGAAAAGGAGTACTAATGGACAACGAACTTTACTGCCCGATGAAGCTAACCAGCAATCCGCTTGGTCGGTGCATCTGCGAGAAAGAGAAGTGCGCTTGGTGGCAGCAGTTGGACAACTGCTGTTCCGTCTGGTGGATTGCACGGAAGCTGGACAGCATCGAAACGAAGATGAAGAGGTGAGAGCGTGAAAAAGCGGATTTACCTTGTTCTTGAAACCGAAACGGACGAGGATGACAACAGCATTCTTAGCGATATTGAGCAAGAACTTGGAATGGCTACGCATTATTTCAAAACCTGCTCTTATAGCGAAATCGGGTTTGATGGCTTGTGGAGAAGCACATTTGAGCAGCCGCCTAAGAAAGAAGATGCAGATGAAAACGGCTATGTGATGGCGATTGCTGGGGCGATCACAAAGTCCGATTGCGTGGGTTATCCATATAAGTGGTTGTGGAATGTCGTTGCAAAGCATCCATACGCATTCCCTGTTTGGAAGCTCATCAAGGAGGTCTGACACATGGCAACACCCCCGAAGCGTGGTCGTGGCAGACCGCCGCTGACCGAAGCTGAAAAGAAAAAGCGTGAGAAGCGAGCGCAAAAGGCAAAAGAGCAAGCCGCTGCAAAGCGTGAAAAAGAGCGAGAGAAGAAGCGGATACAGAACCTCAACAAGAACAAGAGCATCCGATCGCAGGTCAGTAAGAAGGTAAAGGAGCAACAAGCGTTGGCTATCGAAAAGCTGAAAATGATGAACACAGGGGATTTGCAGTCGAGAATCGGCGATGAAGAGGACAAGAAAGTTGTAGGCATGATTGCTGCAAAGTATTTTGGCGACCTTCCGAGCGTGGACATGAACAACCCCATTGAAGTGCAGCAACGCCTTGATTTCTTCTTTGATGCTTGCATCGAAGCCAGAATCTCCCCTGTGGTGGAATGGATTGCGCTGGTGCTGGGCATCGAATGGCCTAGCCTGAGACAGATTATGACAGGCAAGCGCCGTGACGACAGCTTGCAGCAGAAGTATATCCTGAAGCTGATTCTGCAAATGCAGTCCATGTGGGCATACAACGGTATGTACGGTCAGGAGAACCCGGCAGAGTGGATTTTCCGAGCCAAGAACTACTTCGGTATGCGTGACAACGTGGAAGTCACCGTTGCACCGCCTGAACAGCCGTTGGGCGATGCCCAGAGCGCAGAACAGCTCGCCCAGAAGTACCAGACGGCTTTGCCGAAGGAGATTGACGTGGAGTACAGAGAGGTGAAAGAGGAATGAACGGATTTCTTTTTACGAAAGACGGAAAACTTATATGCAAACTCACCGAAATATCATTTGAGCCCTACAAAGACAAACGAATAATCAAAGTCCGATGTACGGTTTGTGGACGTATCAAAAGAATCCAAAAATGGAAGTTCGATTTTGCGGAAGGTTCGTCAAAATACAAATGGCTTAAGTGCAACTGTTATGGCGATTACGCGACGGAGCATGTAATAGTGAAATGAGCAGCAAAGCGTTACGGCAGATGTATAAAGAACATCACATCTGCATCCATTGCGGTCAGAACGATGCAATGCCGGGCAGAGTATCGTGTGCGGAGTGTTTGGCAAAAGACCTCGAAAGGCACACGCAAGCATACGAAAACCTTTCAGGCGAAACAAAAGCTGCGTATCTGCAAAAACGCAATAAGCGTCAACGTGAAAAGCGCAAAAGGCTGGCTGCGAAAGGAATTTGCACCATTTGCCTGAAACGTCCGATGTCAAAAGGCTATCGCTCTTGCATCGAATGCCGAACAAAGGATGCTCAAAAGAGAGCGAGAAACAGCAAGGAATACAGAAGGACATCTGGAACTTGCGCCTATTGCGATGAACCGCCAATTCCCGGCAAGCGTTGCTGTCCGAAGCACTATGCAAGCCGCATTGTTGGCATCACAAAATGTAGGCAGTCAGAGGGCTTTAGGCTATCACAAATCGAACAGAAAAAGCGCATAAACGTCTTTTGGAGAGAAATGGAATGGGAAAGAAATCAAAGAATGAAACAACCACAATGGATACACCCCTGACCCCGTTGATTGACTTCTCCGACCCCTGCTTACGCACGTTCCTGCCTGTCCTCTTGCAAGACCACACGACAGGAAAGAACATCATCTGGGCGACAGACCCACCGCCTGAACTCGGCGTTGGCTTTGCGGATGAAATCACGATGGAGCAATTGGACAAGGCTCAACTTGTTCCTCGTGTGCAGAAACGGCATGCAGACCAAAAGAAGCGCACCAGCAAGAAAGCAGAGGTGTTTACGCCGGCATGGGTCTGCAAGAAGATGGCAGACGTTGCAGAAAACGACCTGAAGGGCGAGGATTGGAAGGAATACATAAACAAGACCTGCCTTGAAGTCACCTGCGGAGAAGCACCGTTCCTGACAAGCAGATACGACACCACCACAGGGCAGATAATTGCTGTGCCAGACAGAATCGGTCTGCTGGATAGGAAGCTAAATGTTCTGGCAGAGCAGTTCCATGACTACGATATGTGGATGTGCTGGGCAATCAATGCCTACGCATCGACATACGGCTATGAGTGGCATGGAGACAATCTCTTGCTGGCACGGTGCAATCTGTTCCTGACGCTGGTTGAAAATTTTAGGTATCGGTTTGATGCAAAACGTCTTGAAATCGGCTGTATGCCTATGTTTCTTGACTGCATCGCAGATATCATCTCATGGAACATCTGGCAGATGGATGGTCTGAAAAAGACCGTGCCCGGCACAGACATTCCGTGCAAAATCAAAGACTGGAAAACCGACAAAGAAATCCGGTTTAAGGACGTTGGGGAGGACGACTAATGCGGACTGACAGAGGAATCTACCACAAGCGAGTATGCGACCGCTGCGGAGTTGTACAGGGCGGTAGAATGATGAACCCTGACGAATACTTCAAAGACTGGGCGTGGCGCAGGGACACAGACGACCTGTGCCCAGAGTGCTATGAGGAGTATAAGCGAGTGATCGGGCGGTTCAATGCCAACAGAAGGAGAAATAGAGGGCAGATATAATGAAAAAGTGTGCTCTTTACAGATGCAAACAGTGCTTTGCGACTATGACGGACGAAGGCGATGTCAGAATCGACAAAGACATTGTTGATTGGATGTTTGAAAACGAAATGGAAGAAAGCAAAATTGGGTTTATCGCCAAATTCAAAATAAGCGATAAAGTCCTCATTCATCGTTGCGACAATAACACTGTTGGTTTATGCGAGTTTATCGGATGGAAGGAGATAGAGGAATGAACTTCTACTGCACCACCGAACATTGCTCTTGCATGGGCATCAAGCAGTTCTCCGCTGGCAAGGCTATCCGATGCACAGCAGAATCCTGCAAGAACAAATCCGAGCCGTCCTGTGGCTCTTGCAAATGGTACGCAGAGCCGGAAGGCGTGTGCGTGAACGACCAGTCAGAACACGTTGCAGACTTTGTGTGGGATGAACGTGGTTGCAAAGAATGGGAGAAGAAAGATGAAACGTCAGCAGACCTATAAAGGGCTTATTGGCAAGGGCTGGTACGACCAAAGCGAGTTTAGCCATTATTTTGCAGCGTGGGCAAACCACCGCAATAACTGGGCTATTCGTAAGGCTGACAACCGCAAACTGGCAAAGGCAAGATTGAAGCAGATTGAACGCCAGCAAATCAGAAAGGAACTGGAAGAGTATGACAACGGGGGAGAAAATCAGAAAGCGCAGGCTTGAACTTGGCATCACGCAGAAAGATGTTGCAAGGATGATTGGAACAACCAGTGCGTACGTCAGTGCCGTTGAAAAGCAAAAGCGTGGCGTGAAAAAAGAATCGAAGCTGGCAAAATTCGCAGAAGCCCTTCAATGCAGCGTGAACGATTTGAAGTCGGATGTGCCAAAAGGCGTGGTAGACCCAACCAATGATGACTTTGGAGCGGTCTGCAACTGAGCTGTCCGCTATTGCTTGGGCAGACGGTCATATATGCCTAGCTTTGTATGCGGATACATCACACCGCTTCTGCCAGAGCTGACCGACAAGACCCTTGATTGCTTTGAACGTGACATTGCCGAACGCAAGATGGCTGGGTTCGACTTTGGCGATTCTTGCGACTATGAAACGTGGGATATGTTCTACAAGGCGGTTTACAATGAGATTGAAAGGAGAAAGAGCAATGGAAGCTAGACCGATTGATGCCAATGCACTACGGAAGCGCATTGAAGAATGGATGCAGGAATTAGAGCAAGAGTTTACTGTCGAGTACGCTTACATGGGCTACGCGCTAGACGATGTGCTTGACTACATCGACACTGCGCCAACAATCGAGGCGAAAGACAATGGCTAATTATCCAGAATACCTTGAACGAAACGCACTTATTGAAAGAATCCAGAAAGCATATTGCGATGGCTGCGAGAATTACAATGGAGTTAGATGCTGTGCTTGCGGTATTGGCAATGCCATTTTGACGTTGTGGGAAATGCTCCGACAGCCTAGAGCGTACCGCTGAATGGATTGTACAGGACGATACGTTCACAAGGTTCGAGTGTAGCAGATGCCACACAAAAAATCATCACACACGTTGGAACTACTGCCCGAACTGTGGCTCTTTGATGGAGAACAGGTTATGAGTAACACACTTTGGCATCCGGCAAGCGAACCGCCACGAGAGCGAACGCAACCTTTGTTGCTCGCGGCTAAGACAACGTGGTGTAATAAAGATGGAAAAATGTTGCAAGGAATCTCGCCGACAGCGTACTTTCTTGGCTGTTACGCAGACGGTCAGTTCTGGGATGAGATAGGCGAGAGACTGCCGGAAGATGTGACGGTGACGCATTGGATGGCGTTTCCGATGGTATGAGGTGATGTAGATGGATAAGTATGCATGGCATTCTGTGCGAGATGAATTGCCGCCGTCAGATGCTCCGATGTTGATTCTGATGGTAAAACATATCTACCAAAACGAAAATGACTATGAGCGATACATGAGACTTGGATTTTATGCGCCAGCATTCGGTAAAAAGGCGTGGCGAGATGAATTCAATGACCCACTAGAACACGACGATTGGTATGTTGTGACGCACTGGACGTATGCGCCAGAAGAGCCAAAGGAGGCTTGAATATGACGAACAAGAAGTTTGGCATCATCATTATGGACTTGAGCCTTTTCGACTTTGGGCCGAAGCCGCCTTGCGGGTACATCAAGGCAAAACATATCCGCCCAGCGTACGGCAAAGGCGAAAGGCTTGTAAAGGCTCATAAGCGAATCACGAGAACGAGAGAGGGATTTAGAAAATGACAGAACTCAAAAGATGCCCGTTCTGCGGTGGAGAAGTTGCCATTGCCGAATTAGGCGACTATTTGATAAGCTGGATGTCTATAACAAGAGGAAACGGCAAGAATGGATGCAAGTGCCGGGTATTCATGGAGAGCAAGCTATACAACTCTGATTGTTCCGAAGCTGATAAAGAAAAGATTAAAAAAGAACTTATCGAAGCATGGAACAAACGCTACAAAGAGGACTGAGTATGGAGCAGGAACACAAGCCGAGAACATCAATGATTCTCCTGTTGGAACACGTTCATGCGATGGACGAATTGACGGACGAGGAATTTGGAACGTTCGTCCGCAACTATGCACAATACGTCGAGACCAGACTTGAGCCAGCATACGACAACGACCGTGCTATACGGATGCTCTGGAAAGTCGTAAAAGCGTTCGATGATATGAACGTGCAGAAGATGGAAGAACGTGATAAGCGTAGACGAGAAGCAAACAAGAAAAATATAAACAAGCGTTGGAACGATAAAAAATACAAAAGCATACCAATGGTATCACAGGATACGAATGGTATAAATGGTATACCAAACATACCAACTGATACGAATGGTAGCTTATCTGTATCTGATTCTGTATCTGAATCTGATAAAAAAGAAAAATGTGAAAAGAAAAATACCAACGAAGTCAAACGCTTCAAAGCACCGACTGTCGAGCAGGCCAAAGCATACTTTGCCGATAAGGGCTACATGGAATCAGAAGCAGAGCGGTTTGTTGACCACTTCACGGCAAATGGCTGGAAGGTCAGCAAATCGCCTATGAAGGACTGGAAAGCTGCTGCACGGAACTGGATGCGTAACGTGAAGGACTGGAACGGCGGCTATCAGCAGACAATGGCTGAATTGCCTGACGAGGGAGACTTTCTGCGGTGAATATTGAAAATCAGACCCAATACATCCTGCTGGGGGCAGTCCTCACGTTCTCGGAATACGCCGATGTGCTACAAGACCTTAAAATCGACGATTTTTGCCCAGAACTGCGTGATACATTCGCTGCCATTCGTGGTTATTGGGAACACAACGACAAATGGAACCCGGTAGAAGTCATGGGGCGGTACGATAACTGCAAGAACGCAATGGGTGAATGTCTGGATGCCTTCGGCGCAGAGTTCATCCGAAACGTCACCCATGATATGATGCTTGGATGGGCTGGAATCGTCAAGGAACAGGCAGCATTGACCAGAGCCAGAGGGCTTGCGTTCAAAATCGTTGATGGCTCGACCAGATACGCAGACCTGACAGGCATCTATGAACAGCTAGGCGAAGCTATCAACCTGCACAACGAGAGAAGCGATTTCATCCCGATATGTGACGGCATAGACAATTACATCCGCAAGCTAGACGATAAACCGGAGTATATCAGCACAGGGCTTAAAGTGCTGGACAACAATTTGCACCTTGTGCCGGGCAACTTCGTTGTGATCGGCGGAAGACCGTCTGCCGGTAAAACTGCGCTATCCCTGCAACTTGCCTGTGAAATAGCCAGAAAAGGACGCAAGGTTGCGTATTTCAGCCTAGAGACCGATCCTGATACCATCTACGCTCGCATTATCGCAAACCAACTGGGCGTACCGCTTCACACGGTCAAAAACAAGACCGTCAGCATTAACGAGCTTGACCGACTGGCAGCCATCAAGAAATATCCGCTGTACGTCCGCTCCGCTGCCGGTAAGGGCGTTGGATGGATTAGAACACAGTCCATTAGGATGCAGGCAAAAGTGGTGTTCATCGACTATTTGCAGCTTATCCATCAAGCCGGAGCGAAAGACCGATACAGTGCCGTAACGGAAATCAGCATGGCGCTGCATGAGTTTGCGCAGTCCACAGGAACGCTGGTAGTGGCTCTCGCGCAGCTCAATCGAGAGACAGCAAGAGCAGGCATCCCACCGACTGCCGCAGACCTGCGAGAGAGCGGACAGATCGAGCAGGACGCAGATGCAATCATTCTGCTGGCACAGAACGTGACCACAAAAAAGCGACCGGAGCAGCATTATCATTTTGCGCTTGAAAAGAACAAAGAGGGCAACGTAGGGTCACTGGACATCACGTTTCAGATGGAGACTCAGCAGTTCAAAGAATGCGTGTGGATGTAACATCGCTTCTGCGCTCCAATCGCCACAGTAGAATAGGCAAGAAAAACAGATAATAGGGTCACGGCGATAAAGTTATCGTCTGAACCCAATAAATATTTTTCACTACACAAAATACAGGAGGAAAAGACTATGGCTCCAAACATGGCTGTTGTCCATGCTATCATCATCGCCAATGCACACAGACGGCATGAAAAAGAACGCAAGGAGCAAGAAGCGAGAGAAGCTAAATATCGCAAGGCAAAAGAGCAAGGAGAAATCTGTTACAAAACGTCTCCATGTGAGTGGTGTATGTATTGCTACGATTGCTCAAAAACGAAAGCCAACCAGAAATAACGAAAAGGAGAAAACAACTATGGCACTTACCAACATCGAACGTGAAACCATCATCACCTTCAACGCAGCGGAGGATACCGCAGAGGTCTGCACAGTAGACCCGGTTTACATTCGCAAGCTGGACAAGCTCTGTGAGCAGTTCCCTGATACGTACAAGTTCATGGAGGAACTGTCTGCCGAACGGTGCAAGGAATCTAAGACCTATTTGATGCCGAAGCGTCTTGTGAAGTTCCGGTCACCTGTCACTCGTAAGATCAGCGAAGAGCAGCGTGAAGCACTGGCAGAGCGTCTGCGCAAGGCAAGAGAAGCCAAGAATATCTAATCTTAGCTCATACGACTACAAAACTGCTGTATCAGAAAGCATGGAATGGTGTCAGGTGGTAAAACTACCCTCTGCGGCTATTCCGTGTTTTTTCGTCTGTTATTTATCGAGAGAAAACGGCAAGGTCTGATTTTGAGCAGGAGCCGTCTTGATCGAGTGGCGTTTGGGCTGATATGGCTGCGACTATCAGTGTGATGCGTTTGAATGCAAATGGATGCGACTATTGCATACCAAGTGATACGAATCGTACCAGTTGATACGAATGGTATGCGTTGGTATCATGGTATACCAATCTTCCCCCCTTTCTTCCCCCTCTTTCCCCTACAACCCCTATTACCCCCTATAATCCCCCTAACTCCCCCCTCAAACAAATAAATTGTTTGAGGCCCCCACGCCGAAATGGCGAAATGGTGCGACAACTGCGACAACCGGAAACAACAACCGGATGTTTTGCAAAGGTTCTTTCCTCCTACAACCCTCTATCTCCAAAAACCAGACCGTTAGCCAGCAGAGCAGACCGTCACCAGCATCTGCCGTTAGGCTCTTATTGGCTGAATATAGGCAGACCGTCTATCTGACCTATACGCTACGTCACCCTCTATCGTCCGGCGCACCGCGCCGACCGGGTGGCCTCCAACGGCAACAGCATCTAGCCTGCATAGGGCAGCAACATCTGACCTGCCACCCTCTACGACTATTTCACATGAAGAATTGACTTCATTTTGTAGTCGGTTTGATATGTAGAAATGTTGCATAGCTTGACTGCGACTATTAGGCATGACTATTCATAGCAAAGTAGTATGGATTGGATGTAATATCATAGCTTATTACTGGGAATTAAATAGAGCGGGAACCAACGGATTTGGATGATACTAGTTATTATGCGAAATAATCCGTGATTATCGGGAGTAACTATGTCTGTATACTATAATAAGTACGATTGTTATACGAAATAGATATAACTATAGGATGAATAAATTTGTGATTATATGCAATAGATTATGATTTTTATGCAGTCGGATGACTTAGCGACTATCGCACCTCTCTTTCTCTAAAAGGCAAACGACTATTTCACACAAAAAATACACGACTATTTGACGATGGCTCGCAAGAAAATGCTGCGACTATTGCTCTGCGACTATTAGCGGACAGCTCGTTGCTATACTATATATAGGACTTTCAAACGGTGGCAGTCTGACGACTTTACAACTATTCCATGACTATTCCAGCCGGAACGCTGCGACTATTGCTGACCTCTATTAACTATCGGGCGAAAGCCCGAAAAGAGATACGGCGGTAGCCGTCAATGGTTCCGCGCCGCCCGCCGTACCCCTGCCGCTGGACTGCCCCGCCGGGTGGAGTGTGCCAGGCCGACCCGGCACGCCCTGACTGCTGACCCGGTGCCAGATTGAAAGCCGCCGGGCTGACTCTGTACAGGTGGAGACGCTGACCCCGCCGGGCTGGCACGGTCTGCGATTTGCTGCACTGTCTGGCATGGATCCACGACAAGGGCACACCGCTGCACCCTTATATACCCTATTATAATAGGGCGGATGTGTTGACCTGTCCAGCGTCCGGCGTGGCGCTGGCGGTATTATAGCCGCTTTTGTCGGCCTTGTATTTGAGGCGGTAGAATTGGGCAAACCGCAGGAAAAGCACCTGTAAAGCCCTGTGTTTTGTTTTACGGCGTGGGCGGTAAACTGCATGGACGGCACAAAACGCGCTTTAAGCGCTTGTGTGCGGCTCATGCGCTGCCGGGTAAAACAAAAGCCCTGCACCCTCAGCAGATGCAAGGCAAAAGAAAAGCCCTGCCAGCGTAGGCAGGGTGAAATATAGTGTTAGTATGTGGGGTTGCTTTTATCGAGTTCCCACGGTGCGCCGAATTTGACGGCGTGCCGCTTGCAATACTCTGTAAAAAACTCCTGCTCTGTGCAGGGTGCAAGGTCTGCTGCTACCTCTTCGCGTAAATCATTGTCCATTAACTCAACTGCTGCGTCATAGTCAATAGATGTGCCGTTACTGTTAATAACCATAGTCATAATAGTTGCCCCCTGTAGCTTGTTGCTGTCTTATTAACTAGATTGTACCATATCGCAAGCCCTATTAACAGGACTTGCAAAAATATTTTTGCCCTTTTGGGCTGGGGCGGGGTTGCTTTACGGTGCAGCCCCGCTAAAGTATCTGATCGGCGTTACTTCGACGCCTTAAACAACGCAGAGAAAAACCAGGAGAAAAACAGGATGCCGGAAAATATCACTTGTCGCACCCCCTCATGCCACGCTAAACCGCTTGTAAACGGTCTTTTTGCTGCATTCAGCATAAATATCCGGGTGCGCGGCCTGTAAAAGCTTGCTGTCTAACCGAACACTTTGCACGTCCTTGTAAATGGCCTTTGCCGTGCCCTGCACCATTTCAGGCGCGCCCTGCATCATGCAGATAATGTCCGCCTTGATTGCTTCGTTCATTGCTTCCAGCTCTTCCAAAAGCCGCTTGTTTTCGCGGTACTCGTTCACTTTTTCTTCGAACAACGTCATTTTTTAGCCCTCCTGTTTAGCTGTTAAGAAATGCGATCATAACCAGTGCGCCGGAAATCATGCCGCCCACGTACCAGAGGGCAGCCCACTGGGAAAAGTCAAGAGCGATCATGCTTGTTATACCTCCTTATAATACAGGCCGTCGGCGCGGCAGATTTTGCGGATACGGTTGCAAGCCTGATACAGTGCGCGGGCTTGCACGTCAAGCCACGTTTCGCGGCTGTTGGGGGCGTTCATGCCGCCGTCGGTGCGCTTGAGTTCGGACGGGGTGCAGACGCGGGCGGCAATATCGGCGTTATAGCGCAGAGAGCAACCACCATTGCTGTACTGCTCCCAGCAGCTTGCACCGTTGAGCGCCCACCGCTCAAGCTCTGCACCGTCAAGGGGCAAGCGCTCCATATTGTTCGTGCCCTCCTGCACATCGTCCAGTAGGTCGAGAGCGTACAGCGTGACAGCCTTGTTCCACGCGCTGCGATCGTGGCGGGCGTTGAGTTCGGCGCGGATGGTATATGCAAGTGCGGTGTAGTCGGGAGCGGCTGTGGCGTTGCTCTGCTCTGCTGCGGCCTGCTCCATCTCGTCGAGGATGGTGAGGGCTTTGCGGTAGTCCTCGCGGCGCTCCTCGCAGCACTTGGGAGCGGTAATATAGCCGTTGAGCTCCGCGCGGAAATCTTGCTCCCAGTTGGTGCAGTCCACACGAGGTGCGCCGTTTTCGTCAAGGTCGAAATCCTCCTCAAGGATGATTGCAGCAAAGAGGTCTTCCGCCCACAGGCGTTCCCAGTACTTTGTGATGTTAATTTTCATGGTTTTTGTCCTCCTGTTTTGTAACGGTATTTGGTAGGTGTTACGCTTTCTTGCGTCTGATTATATTATACGCTTTCTTGCGTAGTTGTCAATAGGTATTTACGCTTTTTTGCGTATTATTTTTAGTGCGCTTGCGTGTCCGCTTGGGCGTGCCCTATCGGACACACTCCACGCCCTCCAGCGTTCCGCCGCCGTCCCGATCTGTCCGGCGTGGTCTGCCTTGCATCTGGCACGGCCTGCCCTGCTGTCTGTGCTGTGTAGCCATTTCGGGTGCGCTGGAAGGTGCAGGAAACCACCGGCGGGGTATACAGCCGCCGCCCAGCCCCGCCCGGTCAGCCTTTCAACCACCGAAAAAATAAAAAAGGCTCAAAAAATCACCCCACCCCTATCGCCAATTTCAAAAATTCCGCCGCAAAAACAAAAAGACCTCTACAAAGGGTCTGCGTTCTGTGCTATACTTGCCTTACAAGCCTTGAAAGGGAGGAATCTACAATGGCTAAAAATAAAATGACAACATGTAAGCACTGTGGCGCAGAGATTGCCGCAAGTGCAAAGGTCTGCCCTCAGTGTGGCGGTAAGAATAAACCGCCCATCTACAAACGCTGGTGGTTCATCGCTATTATCGTACTGATTGTTCTGTCTGCCATTGGCGGCTCTGGTAGTAGCTCTGACGGCTCTGCAAGCAGCAGTAAATCAACATCTAAGGCAAGCACATCCACTGCTTCTTCCGTTGCATCTGTTGTACCTGAAATTAGTGAGGATGATTACAAGGCAGAGTGCCAGACTGTGGACTATAAGGAATTGTGCCGCTATCCTGAAAAGTATGAAGGGACTAAGATTGTAGTCAAGGTAAAGGTCTCGCAGATTATTGACGCAAACTTCTCCGGCAGCGAGAAAGCATGGAGAACTTACACGGACAATAGCGGATATGGCTTCTATGCTGATGACGAGTATTATATGCTGGATAAGCGTGGCGGCGATGCTGTAAAGATTCTGGACGATGATATTATCACCGTCTATGGTGAGTTCACCGGGCTTGAAAAAATCACCAGAGCATTGACTAGCACTACTGATGAGCTGCCACGAGTTGAAGTCAAGTACGCAGACCTTGTAGAGGAATAATCGCATAACATAAAAAACCAGTGGCTAGATGTTCTCTAACCACTGGCTTTTCTTATAGGCTGTTTACTTTACAATTTCAGAGTGATAGGGATGATACTCAACATTAGGCAGGGGAATCCAATACTTTACATCGTGCATGATGCACTTGTTGTCCCGGAGCAGAACAGGCTCGATCTCGCCGTTCTCGTCCGGTTCAAAGGAAAGCTGACCGCTATCGACAACCTTTCCGTCACAAGCGATAACAGGCTCGTGGACGCACTCGCCGTAGTCAACGGTGCGCCAGAGTTTCAGCATGGTCTCGAAAGCGTAGTTGAGGTATTCCTTCATATCCTGAATCTTATCTGCGGTAAGCATAGTTGTTCTCCTTTCACATGGGCATCTGGGTCTGACCGTTCGTGACCTGAACCAACATAACGGAGTTTGCACACGGTCTCCACTTCTTGATGTACTCGACAGCTTCATCAAACCGCTTCTTCGGCACGTTGTTTCGACTGTTCACGTTGAACCAGTCCTGAATGTCCCGGTTGCATTCCATAAACAGCTTCTGAGAGACGCTACGGCTCTTGTAGGCCGGGCTGTCCATGCCGCCAAGAGCGTTGATGACCACCGTGTTCACGACACGCTTCAACACACGCTGCTGGTTGTAGTCGATGGTCATAGTGTTCTCAAGAGCGGAAATACGTTGCTCCTGTTTCATGGTGCGCTGGTCAATCACAAGGATTGCTTGCAGTTCCTTAGAAAGCCCTGCGAACTGGTTGGCTGACACATTCTTCTCAAGGTCAATCAGCTTTTGACGAATCTCCATGCCCTGCGGTGCCCGCTGAATCATCGCAATGTGCTTTGCCATGTCAAGGCTAAGAACATGGTCTGCGCTAGGACGGCCACCAAGAGGGTTTTGCTCATTTTTGAGCAAAACTGAAAAGTCCGTTCCTTCGACAAAACCAATGTCAATCATGCGCTTAATCCAGTCTTTGTATGCGGTCTTGATTTTGAGCCGCTCGTGCAGTTCTCGACCCAGCACAACCTTTTCGCCAGTGTCGGTGTCGTACACGGGGATAACATCTTCGGAGAAGATTCGGATGGTTTCAAGATTATTATTCATAGAAATTTGACCTTTCTATCTTGCGAGAGCAGGCCATCTCTGGTATAATAACCCAAAGAGGGTCTATACTCTCTGAGTGTGTGATGATACGTTCGCTTCTGTCGCCAAACTTTAGCGAGCGTATCATTTTTCGTTTTCATTGGTAGAATCCATCGGATGCAGCGTGAAGAACGCTTCACGGAAAGCAGCAGAGATGGATACCCGGTTCTTGATGCAGTATTCCTGCAAGCTTGCAAACTGCCGCTCCGTAACGCTGATGGTAACGGTGTGACCGTAACGCTCTGCGTAAGGACTGCTCATACACATTCACCCCCTTTCGTTTTGCTGTGCAATAAGTGTAACCGCAAAATATTAGGATGTCAAGAAAATACACCCCATATATTGTGTTCACTAGTGCTGGCATCAGATTTTTTCATTCTGATTGGCTGCTCCCGCTTCGTACCCTGCCCGGTAGTTCAGTTCGGACAGCTTACCAAGCGCTTCTGCGTACTCCCTGTCCTCGCTGGTCGGCTCTTTGCCGTGTGCGAGGGTTTTCAGAAATTCTTCGGTTTTCGTGGGAAAGTTCATGTTTTTTTGCTCCTAACTCTTGCGGAGAGCAGCCCTTTTTGGTATAATAGATTCCGAAAAGGGAGACTGCCCCCTTGGTGGTTGCAGTACCTTCTTTTTGTAACGGATAAGCTATCAGCTAAACTTTGGTAGGTGGGTGCTGATAGCTTATTTTTTTATGCGTTCTGCAATGTTGAAGATTAGATCAATACCCATTCTCACAACATCACTCTTGGTTCCATCCAGAGCGTTAGCGCAAAATGTGATTTTTTCGATATCCTTTTCGCTAAGCCTGAACGAAACCATACGCATAGATTCGTTTTTAGATGGCTCTGCTGCTTTCTGCAACTTCATCACCTCGCTTTGTTGCTGATGATAGTATATACCAGATATTGAGCACTTGTCAATATGGAAATTTGAAGAAAATATACTTTACAGATTCAGAACGAATCAAAAATAAAGCGTATACACGTTTCCATGTAAAAAGTTTAACATCCTTATACTACTATACTCTGTATTTACAGAGTATAGTATATTTATATATACACTAGGGCCGAATTGCTCTCTTGACAGCTTACGCTAGAAAGCGTATAATGATACCAAAGGAAGAGAGGGCAAAAAAATGGCAGCTACGAACAACAAGGTAAATTCCAGCGAAATTCTTCGTGGGATTATCAAAGAGCAGCATCGGACATACGAATACCTCAGAAAAAAACTTGATTATAAAAAAATTTCTAGCGTATCTTCTCGTGTTTTGGCCGATGATATGAAGCTATCTACGATGGTTCAGATTTTAGAAGTGCTGGGATACAGGCTTGTTGTCGAGCCGGACAACGGGGAGCTAACTAGAACGGGCGCTTATCAGATAAGAGAGGTAAAGGACGGCGATTCTGAATGAACGTAGCGTATGTTCGTGTATCTACTGTTGAACAGAATGAAGCGCGACAGGTGGAAGCGTTGAAGCGGCATAACATTGACCGTTGGTTCATTGAGAAAGTCTCTGGCAAGAATATGGATAGACCAGAGTTGCAGAAGATGCTTAAATCAGTTCAGCCGGGCGATACCGTGTTTATCCACGATTTCAGCCGCCTTGCCCGTAGCACAAAGGACTTGCTTGAAATGGTCGAAACGCTACAAGCTAACGGCGTACACCTTGCAAGTGATAAAGAAAACCTAGATACAGGCACTCCCACCGGTAAACTGATGCTGACGATGATTGCAGCCATCAACGAATTTGAACGACAGAATATGCTCGATCGTCAGCAAGAGGGCATCGAAGTGGCAAAGCAGAAAGGCGTTTATAAAGGCCGCAAGCCCACCGAGTATGACCGCAACCTCTTTGACGTTTTGCACGAGCAGGTGGAAAAGCGTCTGCTGACCGTCACGGACGCTGCCAAGCAGCTTGGTGTGACCCGCCAGGCATGGTATCGGATTGCTGAACAGAGAAAGGCTGGATAATATGCAGGGAGAAGAACTGATTGTTAAGAACGGAAGCATCACGCTACGGTCTATGCTTGACTTTGGTGGTTTCCTCGAAATCAAGCGGTTCTTGGAAGCCTGCCATTCGGAAAACTGCGCCGTGACTTTTGCAAACGAGGAAATTGCCATTTTCCCGAATGAATACGACGCTACTAAAGATGCTCTTGTCTTTATTTATGGTACACTGGCAGAAAGACACAGTATTATCGAAAAGTATCTCCGCTATAAGCTGATGCTAGGAGACGAACAACCAAAACCTACTTTACATAGTCAGAGAAAGGAATAAAGCATGAAACCCGTAAAATTGTCAGAACAGAGCCTGAAACTCATTGAAACACTGTGCGATTACACCGACAAGCCCGACATTCTCAATGCCATTGCAGACGCTTTGTACTATGATGCAAACGAGTTGAAACGCAGGCTCAACCAGCTTGCAGAAGAAGTCAAATAAACTGAGCGACCCATTTATTAAGGTGGATTTTAGCAAATAATTTTCTGAAATAAAATTATAAATCCGAATATTTAATTTTTGTGCAGTTGTAGGCACTCTTTACATTTTCAGGTAGGGGGTGCCTATTTTTTATGCAGCCAAAACAGTGTATCGCCATCATTGACAGCATCAAAACGTATGCAAAGCAGAATCCGACAGAAGCGCAGGTCTACGAGGACTGGTTTCAGGCGGTGGTGAACCTGAGAGACGCTTTGCCGCAAGACAAGCGGTTTGATGCCTACAAATACTCTGGTGAGCTGCGCTCTGTCTGCGCAGCCATGATGGGAAAGATGAAAACAGGCGAGGACGTGGCGAAGGCTTATGACATTATCAGTCGGACGTACCTGTTTGAAGCAAAAGACGTGTTCGACAGCTATTGCATCTACCTTGAATGGAACCGTGCGCCGGAGAAGAAGTTCTATCAGCCACGAAGAAAGGTGCTTCTGACGCTGGTTCGTGACCTAGAGGACTTGCTTTTCCATCGTGTAGAATTTCTTGGGGTTAGCCAGCCCCCGAGAACCGGAAAAAGTACGCTCTGTATATTTTTTATCACATGGCTGATGGGCAACCGCCCGGACGTTGCATCGGTCATGAGCGGACATTCCGACAAGTTGACCAATGGCTTCTACGGCGAAGTTCTGTCTATCATCACTGACCCCGTTACCTATAACTGGGGCAAAATCTTCCCTGATGTTCAGCTTGTAGACAAGAGCGCAAAGGACGAAAGCGTTGACCTGAACCGAAAGAAGCGCTTCCCCACCCTTACTTGCCGCTCTATTGGCGGCACGCTGACCGGCGCAGTTGAAATCGGCGAGGGCGGCGTTCTGTACAGCGATGACTTGATTGAGGACTTGGAGGAAAGCCTGAACGTTGAGCGTCTGAACAACAAGTATGATGCCTACCTGAACCAGCTAAAAGACCGTAAAAAGCAGGGCGCATTGGAGCTGATGGTCGGTACACGTTGGAACGTGCTTGACCCTCTGGGTCGCATACAGAACCAGTACGCGGACAATCCAAAGTACAGATTCCGGGTAATTCCTGCGGTGGACGAAAACGGACACAGCAATTTCAATTATGACTATGGCGTTGGCTTTGACGATGCCTACTATGCCGATATGAAAGCCAGCATTGACGACGCAACATGGTGGGCAAAGTACATGGGTAAGCCCTATGTGCGTGAAGGTCTGCTTTTTCCTGCGGATGAGCTTCGGTATTTTAACGGCGTTCTGCCTGATGGAGAGCCTGATCGGAAGCTCATGGTCATGGATATTGCATGGGGCGGCGGGGACTTCACCGCTTGCCCTATCGCCTATGTGTATGGTGATGCCGTGTTTATCCCTGACCTTGTGTTCAATAACGGCGATAAGACCGTGACCAGACCGGAAGTCGTGGGCAAAATCATCCAGCACAAAATCAATGTGGTGCGTGGCGAAGCCAACAACGGCGGTGATGAATACTGTGACGTAGTGGACAGCCAGCTCCGGCAGCATGGCTATCACTGCTCTGTCCGCAGCCAGCGTGCACCCAGCGGTCAAAGCAAGCTGTCCAGAATCATCCAGTATGCGCCGGACATCAAGCGGTTCTACTTCCTTGACGAGAAACACCAGTCGAAAGAGTACAAAGCATTCATGGAGCAAGTGACGATGTTCACGCAGCTTGGCAAAGTTCCGCACGATGATGCACCGGACAGTCTGGCACAGCTTGCCGATGAACTTTACAACGGAATCAGTAAAATCGAGCCTGTCAAGAGGCCATTTTGATTAAAAACACAATATATTGTGTTCGCTGGGTCTATTTATTTGATTTTACCACTTGATAACGCTTATAATGTACACAGGAAGTTTTGCAGCTTCCTCTAGGGAATAGCCCGACATGGCGAGGTTTTGTCATTTTTACTCGCTTGCGTGCCAACGAGCATATTCCTCCTTTACCGGCGAATGCTTTTCACTCTTTCCATTCGCCGGGTTTATATGTTGCGTTCCCTGCTGGTTGGGAATGCCAGAATATTCCCCCTCTTCTGGCGAGCGACGGTTCAATTCCGTTACGCAGCACAACGATTCTCCAAGGATTGCATGGGAAAATTCTCCTTATGACAACCTCCCCCGTTATTCCCGGCTCTCGATGAAATGAGTTTCAGGCTATTTCTCATTTCATCGAGCAACGGTAAATTAAGCCGGGTACATAACACAGAGTAGAGCAGTCTTGCAGCTCGTCGGGTTTATAGCCCGAAGGTCGGTGGTTCAAATCCATCCTTTGTGTCCATCAGCGATTTGCTCCAGTCGGGGCAATCGTGGCTTTTGACACCCGACAAGTCAGAGCCTAGCATGACTGGTAGTGCGAACAGTTTCCCAGTAGCTTCTAACAGGTCTGTGCTTAACAGCCTGTTTCCAGAAATCAAACGAAAGGAGCACTCATGCTAGTTAGAATCTGTTGCCCTTGTATTAGGCAAAACCCAATCTATAAGAACGTCCGCTGCAATCGCTATCTTGGTGAAGTAGACGGACGATACCATTTCAAGTGCGACAGATGCAAGGGCGTTATCGAAGGAGACACAAGGGAAGGATGGGTAAAAATTATCCATCCACCGGAAAAGTAAATAGCTTTTGAAGCGCAGTTTTGGCGCAGTGAGATAGACCTTAACAGGTTTGTCTTGCTGCGCTTTTTATTTTGCCGGAAAGGAGGAACGCATGGCTGAGTATCAGATGGTCGTTGGCGGTTTTTTGAATAATCCGCTGACCGGACGCAGACCGATTGAAACGCCGGAGACGGAAATCAATCGGGAGAACGTGCTGAAAGTGGTCATGGGCAAGGCAGAGCCTATTCATCTGCTGAACAAGAATGAGATTCGCTTCTTGCACAATTACTACTTGGGCAGTCAGCCTGTTCTCCTCCGCACGAAGGAATATCACGCTGAAATCACGAACCGCATTGTAGAGAACCACGCCAACGAGTGTGTGGGCTTCTACACAGGCTATATGAGCGGTACGCCGTGCTCTTATGTGCGGTCTGAAACGGCAACAGGTGACGGCGAGGAAATCGCCCGGCTGTCTAACGCCTTGCAGTATGAGGGCAAGGATTCGCTTGATCGGCGGCTCTGGCAGTGGATGTTGGAGTGCGGACAGGGATACCGCATTGTTCTTCCTGACAGGGGGTACAGCGGAAACTACCCGGACGAAACACCCCTGCTGGTGGACGTTCCCGACCCCGACATGGCGTATGTGATTTACAACTCCGGCATCGGTCACAAACCGATTGCCAACGTGCTGCACATCCCGCGTAATTATCAGAACGACCTGAACGACCTGATTTGCGTGTATACACCAAACAAGTATTTTGAAATCGACAACGGCAAGGTCACAAAGTCGGAGAACCACTCTCTAGGGATGCTGCCGATGGTCGAATACAAGCTGAACCCGGAGCGCATGGGTCTGTTTGAACCGGCTATCCCTGTTCTGGATGCCATCAACAATCTTGAAAGCAACCGTCTGGACGGCGTTGAGCAATTCATCCAGTCCATCTTGGTGTTTGTAAACTGTCTTGTGGACAAGGAAGCGCTGGATGCTGTTAAGCAGATGGGCGCAATGTCCATCAAGTCTACCGCTGGTCTTGCCGCTGATGTAAAGCAGATTGCAAACGAGCTTGACCAGCAGCAGAGCCAGACCCTGCTTGATTCCATGTTGAACGTGTACCGCAGCCTGACTGCCATGCCTAGTGCAACTGGCAGTGAGAACGCAACGTCTGACAACGTGGGCGCAGTTATCGTCCGCAACGGCTGGAATCACACAGAAGCAAGGGCGCAGCAGTACGAGAATATGTTCAAGTTTTCGGAACGCCAAAGCTTGTCTGTGATGCTGAAAATCCTGCGTGATACGGCTGGCTCTAAGCTGATGGCAAGCGACATCAATATCAAACTGCCCCGCCGTCAGTACGATAACCAGCAGAGCAAGGTTCAGATTTTTGCACAGATGCTTAATCAGAGCATTGACCCGCAGTTGGCGTTTACTACGCCCGGTCTGTTCCCTGACCCGCAGGCCGCTTACGAAATGAGCAAGCCCTTCTTGATTGCCGCTGGCAAGCTGGGTGAGGATGGAAAAGCACCGAAGCCGCAGGAACAGCCCACAGACCATATTGCCAACAACGGCAAAATGGTTGGTGAACAGACTAATGCAAAGGAAGGCGAGCAAAAATGAAGAAGCTGTTTATTTCCTGCCCGATGAAGAATCGGTCGGAAGAAAATATTCGGATGACGTTTGACCGTTTGCACAAGATTGCCGAAGCAGTGTACGGTGAAAGCCTTGAGGTTATCCCGACCTATATCGAAGATAACCCGCCTAAGTGTAGAACTGAAGGGCTTTGGTATCTTGGAAAGAGCATCGAACTTCTCGCACAGGCTGATTATTTTATCGGCATTTGCGGCGATAACGCCTTTCAGTATAACGGCTGTACTGTAGAAATTGATGCTGCAAAGTTGTATGGCGTTCCAGTCTATCTTGTTCCGACCGTTTTCGCCGCTCCTGATGTTGCGAAAGAAGAACTGGTTTACAACGGCGCAGGGGAACTAATCGACTAAAAATCAATCCGCATTAGCGGGCTGATATATTCCGGCAGGGAAGCCGGGATATAAATTTCGCAGCGTTGCAGGGAAGCAACGGTAAAAAAACGCAGGAGGAAATTAACAATATGAACTACAAAGCGTTACTTGGTGATGCCTACAAAGAGGGCATGACCGCCGATGAAATCATTTCTGCGCTGGAAAAGGTTGCAGACCCTAACGCAGAGGTCGAGAAGCTGCGCAACGCCGTGACGAAAGCCAACGGTGAAGCTGCCGAGTACAAGAAGCAGCTCAAAGCAAAGCGTACCGATGACGAGAACGCCGCACAGGAACAGGCTGACAAACTGGCAGAGATGCAGAAGCAGATTGAAGCCCTGACTGCCGACAAGGAAAACCTCGTCAAGGAAAAGACCCTTGCATCTTACCGTGAGAAGTTCGTTGCACAGGGTTATGACGCTGAACTGGCCGGCAAGGCTGCATCTGCACTGGCTGACGGTGACATGGACAAGGTGTTTAAGTTCCAGTCGGAGTTTATGACTGCCCACGACACCGCATACAAGGCTTCTCTGCTGAAGGATATGCCCACGCCTCCGGGTGCGGATGGTAATGGTAACAGCGCAGATAGCGCGGGTGTTGCCTTTGCTAAACGCTTCGCACAGGAGCGTGCAGACGCAAACAAGGCATCGAGTGACGCAATGACTGCTTTCCATTAAGGAGGAAAACATGAAGTACACCAATACTCCGGTATCGGCTCCTGAAAGCACTATTCTGGCTGCTGATACCTATGTTGCCATTCCCTTTACCGTCAAGGAGACCAACGCTGTTCCGGCTGGTTATCCTATGGCAAAGACTGGCCTGAAAGCCGCTGCCACTACTGGCACAAGTGCTGCTGATGCGGCTACCGATGCCATTGGCATTCTGCTGCACACCGTTGACCCTGCCGTCAACCCCAATGGCGCACTGCTGATTCAGGGCGTTATTGATGTGGACAAGGCAAAGCTGTCCGGCTTTACCTATTCTGCAAACGATATTGCCGCTCTGAAAAAGGCTGTTCCCGCCGTTTTCTGCCGTACTGATGTTGGCGCAAAGAGCGAGTAAGGAGGACTAAATTATGGCACTGAATCTGAATGAAATCTTCTCCCCCGCTGCGATTGCCGCCTATTGGACGAATGACCCGACCAATGCGCAGCCTTATGCTTCCGATGCCCTGTTCCCTGCTCGGAAGAAAGTCAGCATGGAACTGAAGTGGCTGCGTGGCCACAAGGGCGTTGGCGTTTCGCTGAAGCCTAGCGTTTTCGATACCAAGGCTACGTTCCGTACTCGTCAGGGCATCAAAATGACCGAGACCAATATGCCGTTCTTCCGTGAGGGCACTCACATTGACGAGGAAGACCGCCGCAAGATTATCTCTGTTCTGGCTACTAATCAGGAGTTTGCGGCAGACGTTATCAATCGTGTCTACGATGATACCGCACAGCTTATTACCGGTGCTCGCATTGTGCCTGAGCGAATGGTGTGGCAGCTTCTGGCTCCTAAGACTGGCAAGCCCGGCATCTCTATTGAGTCCAACGGCGTGAGTTACGTCTACGATTATGACCCGGACGGCACTTGGCAGCAGTCCAATTACAAGGCTCTGGCCACTAAGGAGAAGTGGGACGCTCCCACCACCGCAACCCCCATCGCCACGATGACCACTGCCGCAAACACCGTGCTGGCAAACACTGGTGAGATTATCACCGATGCCTACATGAACACCAACACTTTCCACAAGATGATTGCTGCGGATGAAATCAAGAACCGGTTCCTGACGGTTATGAAAACCGCCACCGCCGTTCTTGTCGATTCCGAGGCACGTTCTGTTGTCGAAAGCGCATCTGGCATCCGCATTCATCTGTACGACAAGATGTACAAGCCGGAGGAAACCGCAGCTGCTGAGAAGTATCTGCCTGATGGCTATGTCGTGCTGGCTCCTTCTGGCTCTCTGGGCAATATGTACTATGTTGCCACCCCTGAGGAAGCCGACCTGATGGCTGGCATCTCCAACGCACAGGTTTCCGTTGTGAATACTGGCGTTGCTGTTACCACTGAGCAGACTGTGCATCCTGTCAACACCAACATCTACGTTTCTGAAATCGTCCTGCCGTCCTTTGAGCGCATGGACGCTGTGTACTGCATCAAGGCTTACTAAGGCGAAAGGAGGAAAGCAGCATGGGAGACCAGTATTCCGAAGCGGCAGTCAAGCTGGGGCAGTACATTGCCCCAGCACTTGACCGTGAAATCACGGACGAGGACTACCCACTCTTCGACCTGCTGCTTGATTTCGCCAAAGACAAGATATTTGCACAGGGCTACCCCTTCGGCAACAAACCGGACGAGTTACCCTTGCAGTATCAGTCGTTGCAGATACGCATTGCAGCGGAACTGTACAACCACATCGGCGCAAACGGACAGACGAGTTATACCAATAACGGTATCACTCGTGTGTGGGAAAGCTCCGATGTGGCGCAATCCCTGCTGAACGAAGTAGTTCCGAGAGTAGGTGTTATCGGCTGATGTTTAATGGTAGTCCGCTGGATAAACGCCCGCTGTGGTATTCAAACCCAGTTGGCGAGAAAACGCCTGTTGTGGACGAGTGGGGAAACGAGACTGGCGAATCCGCATACGAATCGTGGAGCGACCCCGCAAAGCTGATGCTGAATGTCAGCCCCCCTACTGGTTCTGCGGAAGCAAACCCTTTTGGAGCGTTCACGGATTACAGCTACGTTGCCAGTTCGTCCAGTAAAAAGCGCAACACACCGCTTTATGAAGGTACGCGCGTCTGGTTTCAGACGGACGTTTCAAAGCCCTTCAATTACACTGTGGTCAAGGTCGCAGAGCATATTACGGACACGTTGTATGCGCTGAAAGAGGTGGCTGCAAGTGAAAATTAAAGTGAGGTTGAGCGATGCCGGACTTCGCGATGCGGAACGTCAGATACGGGAGTACGAGACCACCCTGAACAAAAAGGCACAAGAGTTTGCAAAGTCATTGGCTGACAAAGGGCTTGATGTAGCGAAAGTTCGCTTTGCAAATGCAGAATATGCCGGTAGCAACGATGTCTCTTGTCGTGTTGAGCAGAACGGAAACATTTGCACCATCATTGCAGAGGGCAAGTCAGTCGCCTTTATCGAGTTTGGTACCGGTGCACATCACAACGGATATGGCGGCGAACTGCCGCCCGGTGTTGGTGCGCATGGCTCCTATGGTCAAGGCAAGGGTGCTGGCAGACGTTGGTACTACTACGGGGACCCCGGTAATGCCGGAACCTATGTGGATACCGTTCCCGGCAAGGGACAGTTGAATTACACCAGCGGTAACGAACCAGCTATGGCTATGTGGGGAGCTGTTGAAGAAATGGCTTCTCAGGTAGAAGCAACGTGGAGGGAGGTTTGGAATAGTTGATTGATTATTTCAATTCTATCTTTACAGCTGTTGCCAAGGAACTGCGAAAGCAAGTGCCTGGTATCTTCGTCACTGGCGAAATCAATGACAGCAACGTCAAAAAGTTTCCATGTGTGCAGATAGAGGAAAACAGCAATCTCCCGGTTCATCGTGATTCTGCCAGCCGAAGCAAGTATGCTGCCATTTCCCTGCGCGTGCGGGTCTATTCCAACAAAACCAGCGGACGCATTGCAGAAGCCCGCTCCATTGTGGACATCGTGGATTCTGTATTGGAACCGCTCAATTTCTATCGAAAATCGTTTGCCCCGTTGAATGGGCTGTACAACAATTCCGTCTATCGGATTGATTGCAGCTATGGGGCAACAATCGGAGAGGACGGAATGATTTACCGAAAATAAGGAGGTAAACATTCTATGAGTACTGCTATCTCCGGTCTGAATACCACCCTATATTGTGGCGACAGCGCAACCGCTCTGACGAAGCTGTGCGACATCAAGGATGTACCCGACCTGATCTCTGAGCCGAACCTTCTGGATGCCACCACTTTGTCTGACCCCATGCAGGTCAACATCTTTGGCATTATCCAGTCTGATACCAAGTCTTTTACCGCCAACTACAACAAGACTGACTACAAGAAGGTCAAGGAAGCTGGCTACGATGAGACTTCCGAGAGCAACGCTGTAAAGTACTACGCCCTGAAGATGCAGGACGGCTCCGGCTTCACTTGGCAGGGTATGCATCAGGTTGGACTGTCCGGCTTTGGCGTGGACGAGGTTGTGGAAATGACCATCAACTGCATCTTCACCAAGAAGCCTGAGTTCAGCGAGACCCTGACTGTTGCTGGCGGCTAAACCGCAAAAATCGAATCAATCAAACCGGGCAGAACTGAACAACGGATTTGGTTCTGCCCCTATTTATAAAGGAGAGCATTTATTATGGCTTCTAAGGTTATCAACTTTCATTCCCCCGATGGCAAGAACACTTATGAGCTGACTTTCACCCGTGACAGCGTGGAAGCCACCGAGCGTGCAGGTTTTCAGATTGGTCAGTACACCCAGATGACCAACCTGCTGTCCAACTCCCGTGCTCTGTTCTACGGCGCTTTCATTGCACGGAACAAGGGCATCAAGCGCAAGGTCGTAGACGAGATGTTCCAGCACATCGAGGATAAGGAAGACCTGATGGGCGTTCTGCTTGAGATGTTCATGGACGCTTCTAAGTCTCTGCTGGCAACTGATACTGAGGACAAGACCGCAAAAAACGCAACGTGGGAGATTGTGTAACCGCACAATCTCAGGAAGCAGATGGAGAGGGAGAGCCATTCTCCTTCTCCAAGCTGTTCCATGATGTAGAAGCCTATTACATCTCCATCGGTATGACCTACGAGCAGTTCTGGCACGGCGATGTCTGGCTGGCGAAGGTCTACCGTGACGCAGAGGAGCTGCGGGAACGCAAAGCTAATGCAGAAGCATGGAGAAACGGTTTTTACATGGCATCTGCGCTTTCCTCTACGGTTGGCAATATGTTCCGAAAGAAAGGGTCTAAACCCATCAAGTACATGGATAGACCGATTCCCCTTACCCAAAAGGAGAAAGACGAGTATGAATACCAACGCGCAGTTGAGGCGCAGGAGCGAATCAAGAGAATGATGTTCTCTATGATGGAAAGTGATGGTGGTAGTGATGGCTGATGTTGATATTACGAGCTTATCCGTAGAAATCTCTGCGGAATCCAGCGGTGCGGAGCTTAATATCGACAAGCTCGCTACCGCCATTTCTAATTTGCGGACAAAGGGCAACGTCACAAAGGTTGTGAACAGCCTTGACAAGCTGGCTAGTTCTATTGCAACGCTGAAACAGGCATCTGCTGGAATGTCCGGGCTGGACAAAATTACCAGCTTTCTGAATGGACTTTCCAACGTCAACACGACCGCAAGCGCAAAGAGCATCAACACGGTCGTGAATGCAATCAAGAAGATTCCTTCGGCAGTCTCCGGCTTGAACGGTGTGGATTTCTACTCCATGTCTGGAAGCATCACTCAGCTCACTAATGCTTTGGCTCCTCTGTCCATTCTGGACGCATCGAACCTTAAAGCTCTTGGCAGCGCTTTCAATGCGATTGGGAAGGTTCCTGACCTGACCGACAAGCTGAAAGCAACTGACCTTGATTCCTTTGCAAGCTCTTGTCAGAAGATTTCTGCCGCCCTTACTCCCCTTGCTTCGCAGCTTGACAAGGTTGGCAACGCCTTTGCAAAGCTGCCGTCGCAGTTGAGCAAAGTGGTCACACAAGCAAACCGTGTGACGGCTGCCAACGAACGGCAGAAAAAAAGCTATCTCAGCCTGTCTAACCAGATGAGCGGTTTTATGCGAAACATGGCAAAGCTGGTTTCGCTGAAAGCCATTGCTGATTATCTTGGCAACGCTGTTGCGAAGTTTAACGATTTCTACGAAGCGGCTAATATGTTTGGCGTATCGATGGGTGACATGACAAACGAAGCGAGCGGTTTCATTGACAAGATGGAACAATTGCTTGGAATCGACCCGTCAGAAGCCATGAACGCTATGGCGAACATTTATAGCATGACAAAGAGTTTCGGACTTGCAAAAGAGCAAGCATATACTTTGTCTAAAAGCCTTACCCAGTTAGGCTATGACCTTTCTTCGCTAAAAAATATTCCTATTTCGCAAGCGTTTACGAAGATTCGTTCGGCTATGGCTGGCGAACTTGAGCCAATGCTTCAGCTTGGCGTTGATATTTCTCAAGCAAGACTTCAGCAAGAACTTCTTGCGCTTGGCTTTAATAAGCAGGTTTCCACGCTTTCTCAGGCAGATAAAGCTACCTTGAGATACATTGCAATTTTAAAGCAGACCACCGATGCACAAGGCGATTTTGCTCGAACGCTCTCCAGTCCTGCGAATATGATTCGCATTCTGAAAGCACAGTTGTCTGGTCTTGCGCGAGATGTCGGCTCTTTGCTTTACCCTGCTTTGAAATCCATTCTTCCTCCTCTGATTGCGGCAGTTGAACTTATCCGGGAGTTCGTTCAGTGGGTGGCAAAGCTGATGGGCGTAAAAGTCGTGCTCACTGACTTTGCCAAAAGTGCTGACAGTGTTGGCGGCATCGGTGACGCAATGGACGAAACAACCGATTCGACAAAGAAAGCCACCAAAGCCCTCAAGAACTACACGATGGGTTTTGATGAACTGAATATCATTGACCCCACACAGGGAAGCTCCGGCTCTGGCAGCGGCGCATCTGCTGGCAACATCTTGGGCGATGTAGACCTGTCCGGCTACGATATGTTCAAGAACTATGTCGGCAACGCTGTGGATGAAATCAAGGAAAAACTTCGCAAACTTGCTCCTATTGTTGCTGCTATCGGCGCCGGTTTTGCCGCATGGACTATCGGGAATGCGCTTCTTACTGCGTTGAAAGACACTCATGATTGGGCATACAAGCTCGGGAAAATCGTTGGTGGTCTTAATCCAGAGCTACTTCTAGTAGCTGGGACGGTCGCCCTTATCGTTGGTCGATTTGTTCAACTTTATCAAAACAGCGAAAATTTCCGGCAAGGTTTAGCCCGTATCAAAGATTTGATTTACCTTGCGGGTCTTGGGTTTACGCAAGGCTGGAATATCTCTTTGACTGATGGGAAGCTTGGCGAGTCTATCAAATGGCTAAAAGAAGCTCTTTCTAATCTCGGTCAAGCGATTTGGAATTTGATTCCTGAGGAATGGCAGGGGAAAATCTCTACTGCATTCGAGACAATTCAAAAAGTCGTCAAAGACCTTGACCTCGATTTGGGCGATTTGGTCATGACGCTTATCGGAATCGGTTTGACTATTAGCGGGCATCCCGTTGCTGGCCTTGCAGTTCTTGGCTTTGAAGCCGTCTCTGTCGCCGTGCGTGGTCTTGGCAGTGAAAGCGAAGCAGAAGCATTTCAGCTGAAATCTGATTGGCACGATGCTTTCGTAAATTTCGGCACGATTGCGGCCGAAACAGTGGCAGACATCATAACTGCTCTCGGAAATCTTATCAATGATTTTGCAATTCTTATCGGATGGATTCAAAATGGCGTTTCTGAAACGGAAATGCTTGACATCCAGATGAATGGAAATTTTCTTGAAGGTGCAATCGCGTCTCTTGCGCAAGTTATCCACGACATGGGCGTGTTTATTGGATGGATTATTAAAGGCGTAGACGAATCAGACCGCCTTGCCATCGCCGCCAATGGAAACTTTGCGGAAAAATTTGTTCTCTTGATTGCTGATGTAATCAATGGAATCAAAGACGCTGTAACGTGGTTCGGAAAACTGATTGATAAAGTTTCTAAGTTTAATCCGTTAAGCGTCGGCAAAAACATTATTGATGGCATCACGAAGGGCATCACAGGGAACACCAATGTGTCAAATGACGCGACCAAACAGTTGACCGATGAAATCAAGAAAACCGCTCAAGATGAACTTGATATTCACTCTCCCTCTAAGTGGTTTGAAGGAATTGGCAGCTACGTCGTTCAAGGCCTTGCAAACGGCATCACTGGTTCTCTCGGTTATGTCAACGATGCTATGAATAAACTTGTAGACGCCACCAAGCTCAAGGGCGAAGAGATGGCGAACTATGGCATTGACTGCGGCACAAGCTACGTCAACAGCATCATTTCCGGGCTAGACTCTAAGTGGGCCGAACTCGATAACAACCTCAAAACCAACTTCTTCGGTACGGTGCAGACCTTCATTCAGGCTGCGCAGAGCGGAGATTGGAAAACGGTCGGCACTACCATTGCCGCTGGCATTTGGGGCGCTATGGGCGATGAGCAGCGTAAACGCGTCAAGTCCGTTGCAAGCGATTTGCTTGGCAGACTGAGCAAAGAATTGAAAAGCCAAGCTTCTTCCCTGCTGAATACAGCCGCTACCATTGGCAAAAATTTGGTGAGCGCACTGACTCAGAATTTTGGCGCTGCCACACAAAATACGGCAAAGATGGTCGAGAACATTACCAGCGTGTTCACTAAATCGAAGACTCCGCTCTCGACCGCAGCGCTTGCAATCAGTAAAGGCTTGTCTGGTGGCTTGCTGAGCCAGTTCCCGAAGATGCTTGCTGGCGTAGCTGGTTTGATTACTACGATTGGCGGCGCTTTTACCGCCATGCTGGAGGCAATCGGTGGCACGCTGTCCGTGCTTGGCATTCCTACCGGCTTTGCAATGGTTGCTGGTGGCGTGGCGATTGCCGCTGCTATCGCAGGCATTATTGGCAGTATCAGCCGTTCTAACTATAGCGACAGCTCTCAGTATGCTGGCACATCCAGTTATGACTCCACCTATGGGTCTGGTTCGTATAGCAGCACCTATTCTGCCGCAAGTGGAAACTCCGAAGAATTGAGAGATGCTGTGTACAATGGCTGCTACAATGCATTCCTCGATATATGGCAGCGCTACGGAGAAGAAATTTCTAATGGCAGGGACGTGAAAGTTTACCTTGATGGCAAGCAGCTCACTGCTTCCGTTGAAAAAACGCAGAAAGAACGTGGCATGTCCATTATGGGTACCGAAGTTTACTCTTACTAAGAAAGGATGGTTCAGATGGCCAATATTCCTGCACTGGTTACGGTGAACGGCGTAGAGCTACCGGAACCGTCCTCTTACGAGGGAACGACTAGCACGATCGTGGACTCTGGGCGAAATGTTCAGGGCAAGGTTGTTGGTTCTGTCGTGCGGCATGATGTGGCAAAGGTCTCCATGTCTTGGAACTACCTCACCGCACAGCAGTGGGCCGACATCTTGAGTCTTTTCACTACGAATTTTTACTGCACTGTTAAATTCTATAACCAAGCCACAGCCGGTTATACCACCCGTCAGATGTACGTCTCCGACCGCACCGGCGGAATGTGGCGTAGAGGGCCGAAAACCGGTGGTGTGATGGGATGGACGGGGTGCAAACTTTCTCTTGTGGAGGTATGACACATGGTTGAAGTCTCCGATAAGTGGAAAGAAAAATTTAACGAAACGCTCGTCCCGGAATCTTTTGTAGAGATTACCTGTGGAATTACTGAACCTGGCATCAACAAAAAGGCTACCATCGTCACGTCATCGGCGGCCCCGTTCTCCACCTTTCACAATATTGCGCTTTCTGATAACGCTTCCATTTCGAGATATTCCACAGGAGAGCCCAATCTCACTGTTCTTGATGGAAGCTGTAGCATCGTTCCTTCTTCCCCTCCGTATGGAACTACTGGTTTTTTGAGCGCCGAGATTTTTGACGATTCAAGTCACCCTGTTATTCGGCTTGAGCTTCCGAGCGAAAACAAATCTTCGATTCCCGGTGTTTCAATTTGCTGGTCTACAGCGTTTAACGAATACGCTACAGATTTTTCGGTCAGCGCATATCTTGGGGCCAAAAAGCTGAAAACCGTGACTGTGAACGGAAACAAATCCATTCGTTCTGACGTTGAAGTAGAACTTTCCGGGTTTGATGCTGTAGAGCTAGAGGTGCTGAAGTGGTGTCTCCCCGACCGAAGAGTAAGGGTCGAGCAAGTGAAAATCGGAAGGTATCTGGTGTTTGACAAGACCAAAATCTTGTCCTACAGCCATTCTTCTGCAAGAGACCCTATCTCCGGGCAGCTTTCTCAGGAGTCGATTTCCTTTAGTTTAGACAACAGTGACCGCACATGGGACTCCGTAAACCCTCAAGGGATTTACAAGTACATCTATGAGCGCCAGCCTGTCACCGTTCGTTATGGAATGGATGTTGATGGAAAGACTGAATGGGTGAGCGGAGGAATGTTCTTCCTGTCGGAGTGGAGCGTCCCTGCCAACAGTATTGAGGCGTCCTTTCAGGCGCGAGACGCTTTCCTGTATCTATCCAGCACGAAGTACACCGGAAGAAAATACGGCACGCTCTATGAGATGTGCTACGATGCCTTGGAGCTGTTGGAAGCGGATGAAATTACCTTCGATATTTCGGATGAACTGAAAGATTACTCCACCGACATTACAAGCGATGAGTCTACTTATCACAATTCCGATATTTTGCAGCTTGCGGCAAACGCTGCTGGAATGGCTTTGTACCAGACTCGTGATGGCGTGATAAAAATTAACAGAGTCTACGGAGCCGATACATCCAATCCCGTGTTGGACATTCCAGTACTGAACAATTATTCTTGGCCGGAAATCACCTTTGCTCAAAATATGCTCAACGTGGTGACCACCGCAGGTGGCGTTACCTACGCTTATCCCGAAAGCCCTTCGGGCAAAGGCGTCAGCCAGACTTTGAGCAATGTTATGCTCACAAAGGACATCCTTGCAAAATCCAGGAATGCCCTTACAGAGTCTTATGGAGTCCTTTCCAACCGCCGCAAGGCTTCTCTCACATATCGGGCAAGCCCTACTATTGATGCTCTTGATATGGTAAAGATTCACCATCAGTTCAATTACGATGCTGTCTTGCTGGCAACCAATGTAAAGTACACTTTCAATGGGTGTTTCAAAGGTACTGTAGAGGGGTACATGATGGCAGATGCTCAGGCTATGTCTCTTGACCATACCAGCGAACAGCTTGGATGGGGCGAGTCCGTTATTTTGTCTGCTACCCTCTCCCCTGCTTCTATTGACTCTCCTAAAATCAACTGGGCAGCTTCTCCCGAAGGAATCGTCTCCCTTCACGTTCTGACGAATGCAGAAGGAAAATCCACCTGCCAAGTCAAGTGGAACTCTCCGGGCAAGGCTGTTGTCACAGCTTCAGCAGGCGGCGTCTCCGCAGAATGTTCCTTCGCTACGGCGTCGTACAATCTGTTTGATGTTGCGGAAGGCAGCACCGTTCTTATGAATGAGGGTGGCAACGTGGCCGAGTTCATCGTTGCAAAACATGACTACGAAAGCGAGCTGAATGGAGTCGGGCGAACTCTTCTGGTTCGAAAACACTACGCGGCTATCATGGCTTGGAGCTCTACATGGTCTACTTACGCCAGCAGCAGCGTAAACAGCTGGCTCAACGGAGAGTACTTCAACTCGTTCAGCTCCGCCCAGAAGCAAGCTATCGACAAGACGACTATCTATTATACTCCCGGTTTTTCTGACTCTTATTGCAATTCTGGCAGTAGCAAAGTGACTACGATGGCAAAAAGCATTTTTCTGCTTTCTCACCACGAGTTTGGATACGACACGGAAGGCTCTGATGCTCCGAATTGGACAACTAGCAGCCCGAGCTATAAGCACAACGAGGGCACTCCCCTGCAAAATGCATCTGGAATCCTGAAAACGATGCTTGCCTCTGACATGGAGGGCTCCAGCAGAGGACGATCTATTTGGACGAGAACTCCTTACCTGTACTCGCTTCAGATGCTTCGTGATATTGCTGGCACAAGTTCAAGCGCCAACAAGTACTGGCGGCCTCTGTTAGTTAGCAAACTTGTAAATGCATACGCCGTGCATGATTCTACGTTACAAGTGAATACCAACGCAGAGACAATTTCCTACGCCACCAATGATGAAACCCCTCGTAAGTACGATAATGTTGTTCACCCTGCATTTACCGTCCCAAAGTCTCTTGCTATTGATGCTGAGGGAAAACTGATTTTTTAAGAGGCGAAATATGGCAACATGGATAACCGACCGAACGCAGGCGGATATAGACCGGGTCAAAGAGCTGACCGCAAAGGCAAGAACCGGCACATGGACAGAAGAGGAGCAGCAAGAATGGGCTTCTGGCATGAAAGGTGCGCTCAGCTACACCGATTACAACCGCATTGAAAACGGAATCAAAGAACTTGCTGAAATCGTTGGCGCATCTTATTCTGCAAGGATTGTACAGCAAAACATTCAAGTTGTTACTGCGAAAAATGAAAGCGGCGACATCCCCGCATGGGACACTTATCCCGCCAAATCCGAATACTTTATGCCGCTGACTGCCAAGAAAGCGGGCCTGCGACTCCGCTCGCTGGAGTTCCGCGTCAAGGGCTATGTGCCGGGCACGATGCGCACCGTCCTGCGCAAGTACG